GTTGGTTCTCTAAGAACCACGTTGGTTCTCTAAGTACCAGTCGACTTGTGTTGTCGGTTTTGTTAGTGGTTTTAGTGTGTGTTTGGGTGAGTGTTTGCCAGCAAATCACGTGGAAACACCCCTCATAAACACGAACAAATCACTTACCTTCGCTAAGGTAACTAGAAAAATATTTTAAAAATTTATACTTAAATATTTTCTGTCTACTATATTAGATTCTTCTATTTTTCTAATTTTTCTTTACTTACCCTATAAGAGGTAGTAATAAAAATAAGGGTTTACGAGGACGAATATCCTAAGGATGGTGACACGCCCTCGATGGTTCTACATTAAAAATTTAGTCTAATGTAGAACTACCCAGGGTACACCTAGTGTGGTTCTTTAAGAATCACACGAATGGTACTCTAAGAATCACATGATGATGGATGTGAGCTGGTAACAACTGTTACCGGTTGACATCTCTCATTGTGAGAGAAGAAAGGAGGATGACTATGCTAGTCATACTCTTGGGCATAGTCCCTTATGTCCTTGGCATCATCACGGTGATTGCCATCTCAAAGGACAAATAGAGATCCCTTCTCTATTAGAGAGCCCGACTCCCTGGTCTGACTCTGTAATAGGGAAATGATCCCTAGGAAAGGAGTGATGTATATGATGGTACACCCATTACATATGTCCTTCGAGATTGGTCCTTATCATGTGGAAGCAATGATTAATCATTCTTCATACACATGGACCTACAAGGATTCAAGTGGTTCAGGATTTTCACATTCTGATTTCCACAATACAATCACTGTAGAAGAACTAATCAAAGAAGTACATAACTATATATATCCATGGGCGAGACGTTAGTCTCTCCTCTATTAAAGGGCCTAGGCTAGTACTAGACCTTTTAATAGTGGATTGTCCACTAGGAAAGGAGGCAATGATATGCAACGCATATTATTGTTGCTTGTAATCCTGTTCGGATTAACAGGTTGCTCTCAAGAGTCCTCTGTCTCAGTACCTACTTACTATGCTACACAACCAGAGTACTGGACAGCACAAGGCTACGAGATAACAGACATCACAAGTTCTGCTGGCAAAGTTATCTTCGTAACCGTGTGCAAGTCTCTTGATGAGTCTTCTCATAGAGGTTATGATGCTTGCATTATAATCGACTATGAGGACCAGGATATCAGTGCTTGCATTGGTTCCTATGAATCCTGCTATGATCCAGCTACGGATATGAGCAGTGAGTATAACGACAACTTCGGTGTTGTTAGTACTCCATGGCCTAGCCGTGTTGAGTACAACGACAAGAAGTTCGTTTATACTTTCATAGAAGCTTAATGCTTCTATTAAGACTACTAGCTAGTATAGTAGTTTTAATAGAGTCATTAAGACTCGGAAAGGAGGAAGTCATGGTCGACAAGATTCATTACTTCTTAGAGCATGGCTTGGATGTTCATACATCAGTCAGCACTAGTAAACATATTACTGTTACTATTTTTAATAGTAAACGTAATATTGTTGCTGCTGCTGATTACTTTGATCATTCGAGGTATGGTCATGGTTCGTTGGATTTATCCATCAGAGATTCTTATGGTCATGAGACTATGAGATTAACTGATGGTAATTATCCAATTAATCAACCCTTCGATGCTATCATTGATGACATCCTAGACATGTTCATGAGAAAACTTCCAGTAGAATCTAAGTCTTCTGCTCACGTATGTGAACCAGAAGAGTTTGATATACCGGATCTTTTTATCTAGGGATAACCCTAGATATATCTCTATCTTACACTCCAAGGTAGGGATATATCTGTGGATAACACAGAAGAAAGGATGGCACTTTATGGTACATAAAGAATATGATGATCAATCTTCAGAAGAAATGCCTATTGAAGATTTAACTGAATTACTTGATGAGTTTTTTGGAGAGTAGATTATTACCTAGGTCTTCCCTAGGTATGAGCAGCTCATTACCCCTGGCTACTGATACCTGTGGAAGAACAGGAGAAAAGGAGGATAGATAGTATGTCTTTAGAACAACTACTATTATTAAGAGCAAAGTTGATAGCTAACGAAGCTGACCATGCATTAAAAGATGCTGAAGCTTATACAACTTTCGCTCAGTTTGAGAAAGCTAAAGATAAAATGGCTGAATCAGAATCTCTGATGCAGCAGGTTTCTCATTTAACGCAGTGTGTACAAGAGCTAGTAAATAATAACTAGGTCAGCATTCAGCTGCTTTTAAATACTCCTGTCGTATGAGTATAAACTAGGCAGAAAGGAGACCATATTATGGTCAAGTTATTTATTTATAGGATACCCGAGGTTATCCCTACCGTGAGGTATCCACAAGTCAAAGCATGGCATGTGCCTTTTTTAACAATGAAGTATCAAGCTAAGCACATGCTAGTAGTAGAGGAGGTGATGTAGAATGCGTTTTGACTACATGATTGAAACCCTTGAAGTTGTTCACAAAATAGCTACTGGTAAGTCTAAGTTACCATTAGAAGAACAACAAAAGGTTTTAGCTGCTGCCAACACTGAGCATAATATATTCAAGCTATTTACTCAGATGGCAGTAATCAACGAGAGAGCACAACTAACTGGTACATCTTTAGCACAACTAGTGCATAAGATTACAGAGGAGACTAAGTAATGCGTCTCTCAGTGTGGAAGGACAGACCTGGCCGCACTCGTGTTATGGCTTTGTTAGGTAATGGTGAGCACATGGATGCTCGCCGTTACTACTACAAGCTATACCATCCCGATGAGGATATAACTAACATGAGAATATTGCAGCTAGATATGAATCCATTTAATTTCAATGAGGATAACCTCGTTGCATTAACAGTTTCGCAGATGAACAGGTTATTAAATAATCACTTGTTATCTTCGAATCCCCTTTTAAATCTACAGGCTATACAAGTCCTAAGATTTGAGGATGAGTTGAAGAAAGCGAAGCAGAATTTAAATGAAAGAAAGGAGAAATAAAATGTATAGTTATACTAAGCAAGGTTACTCTTACCTGCCAGTAACAAGAGAAGAGATGTTATCTTGGGGTGGCTTGGCCGTGTGTGATTCTTGTAATCAGAACATGAGCCACGGCTACCTAGTATACATCTTGAACTCTTGTTATTGTGCTCGTTGTTTTAACGAGTGGCAGGATAGAGCTAAGTCTTATCCTGAAGATCTTCAATTACAGGAGAGATATCAGGATAAATGGTACCAACACCATTTACAAAACTGTGATAAAAAGAACTAAAAAGCGTGCAAAACTGTGATAGGAAGGACAATTATGAAATGCAAAATGTGTAAGACACAACCTGTTTATTGTAAGGGAGTATGTCCCAGGTGTTATCATTATTTAAAGAAACATCCTGAAGGCACATACCCCGTACCCCCAAAGGGTACAGTATATTATGCTCCTAATGGTGATCCCATATGCCACATATGTGGTCAGGCCCATGCTAAACTGGGCCAGCATATTTACTATGTCCATAACATCAAGGCCCCAGAATATAAAAAGATGTTTGGACTTAGAACCGCGTTTAAATTGACGAACCAGGACTATAGTCATAAGATGCGTGACTATACGTACCAGTATAAAGATAAGGTTATCACAGATAATCTTATTAATGCTGGTAAGCATACGCGATTCGCTCAAGGCCAGCAGATATCTGGCCGTGGTAATAATCACAGAATAACTATCATACACTTAGAAGGAGGTGATGAAGATGGTAGTGATTCAGCGTGTTGATATGCCTAGATACTTAGAGTCTCTAGGTGAATTAGATCTCAGTGACTTTCTCGATGATGAGAATGAAGCGTTCTATGATTTCGTGTTTAAGAATTATCCACGATTATTTCCTGATGATTCTGTAACTTTACATGATATCATAGATGATATAACCCCAGAGATATTACTAGAATATTTCATCGAGAAAGGATACGTGAGATTATGTTAGGAATCTGGTTACCAGATCTTATTCCTATACTACCTAAGTACACCAAAGCGTGTGCTTATGGTGGTGTAGGAGATGTTAAGACTACAGTCAGGTTCATCTATCATGAGCCTAGTTTATTTAACTACTCATATTGTGACCTGACTGAGGACTTAATCCAACACACTTGGGTAACAGCTATTTACCCTAGTGCCACGGCTTATCGTGGTCATGCCAGTGAGCACTTAATTTTAGAGTGCGAGGAAAGGAGGTGATGGACATGATTACAAAGTTGGAAGGATATGACAACGAGGTATATGTAGGTAAGAATCAAGTTGATCTCTTTTTAAAGTTGACAGCTATCGAACCTGATTATGTATCTCAAGATGGTATCTCAAGATTAGAGTATTGGTTAGACAATCATAAGTATATACTTGAGGTCATCGATGATGTCGTATTCATCAGTGAAGGAGGTGATAAAAAATAAAACTTTTAGATTGAAAAGTCTACCATATTATACTAATTTATGGTATAATATAGTATACAGAAAGGAGTTAAGTATGACTTTATCTAAAGGTTTAATGGAGCTGATTAAAAGTCAGTATCCTCTCGTCCCGGATATATTACCCGATGATGAGATTAAGTCTGTGATGTCTGCTATAAAAGAATATCAAATTGACATCACACAACTTTTAGCTAAGGTTGATAAGGAAGGTTTTGTTGTTATAGCAGAACCTTTACTTATCTATAATCCCGAAGCTAAGCATATCTTTCTTGGTATAAATAGACCAGAAGGATGTCAAGCATTAAAGAAGCTTTGCTTTAAGCCTAGCTTTTATCAACAGCTTCTAGATGCTATCAATGCTGCAGGCTATCATTCTACCTGTATGGTTGAGACAATAACAGGACATCATATAACATTTATATTTGTGTGTACTGATAAAGAAAGAATGAGAGAAATAAAGAACTCTTATGAAAGAGTATATAAAGGAAAGAGGAATGATTAAAATGGCGAAAGCAAATAATGAATTTAAAGAAATTATAAGTAAGGAAAGATGCTTTAGTGTATTAAAGACTAGAGTATCAGACAAGTATTTATTACTTGTTAAGGTGGTAACACCATCAAATAATATTGAGGATAAGATAAAACTTCTAGGAGTAACATCAGGTAAAGATGTAACTGTCGAAGCTGATGTTGCAACTTTAAAGTTGCTTAAGAGTAAAGTTCGTGAACTTATACCTCTAGTAATACCTAAAGCTGGTAAGAAAGAAATTTTATTTTCTGAGGTATCTTCATTAGATCCTGCATTATATATTATAGAAGGAGATATCAATAAGGAACTATACGAGAAAGGTTATAAGTATCTTATCAAAGATGAGGTTGAGGCTATCTTAGATGCTAAATCTATAGATCATACTATCTATACTTATACAACTATTGTTATAAAGAATGAGTATGATTTAGCTAAGATACTTAAACCTTTACCAGAAGGTTATGACAAGTATGATGAGGCAGTCACATCAAGAATGTCTAACAGAACATCTTATGCATCTTATGATGGTACTCATGATGATAAGATTTATAGAGCTCTTAAGAGAGGTAAGCATGTAATTCTTGTAGGAGAACCAGGAACTGGTAAGACTACAGATGTTGAGATAGTTGCATCTAAACATCAGATACCAATGCTTAATGCATTAGCTCATAAAGATTTTACTAATGGTGATATCTTAGGAGAGCAAGCAACTAACTCATCTGGTAAGATTGCATTCATCTCTGGTAATGGTGCTTATGTAACACAATATGGTGGAATCTATTTTATAGATGAAGCAACTTCATCACCATGTATAGCATCAACACTTAATGCATTAGCAGATGATACTTCTATAATTCAATTACCTAATGGAGAATTGATTAAGAAGAATCCTAATGCTAGATATGTGTTGAGTTATAACCCAGGAGCTAATGAAACATTTATGTTACCTGAGTCTACGACTTCTAGATTCAAAGTAATTTATTATGAACAAATTACGGAAGTACAATTCATAGATAGAATGGTCCGTCACTGTGGTGACTTTAGTAATACTAAATTCTTAAAAGAATTATATAAAGTATTTATTAAAGCCTCGGATTATTGTAAGTCTTGTAATTACTCTGTATCTATTAACAGTAGATTGTATGCTGATTTCTTAAATGAAATCTTAGAAGATGATACTGTTAGTATACATGCATGGTATGAAGCATACTCTTCAATCTTCTCTCATATGTTATATGCGAGAGAACAAATAGACGCTTCACAGATATCTGATTTAGATAAGATAGCTGAACCTTGGGTTGATAAATTGTATGAGATTTATCATGAAGCAGATATTGTGGATGAAGAGACATCTTCAGGAGGATTCACAATAGATACAGCTGTTGTTGAAGAGATGGATTCTGTAGATGATTATCTAAATAATTCTTTAGGGTTTGGTGAATAATATGTATTATTGTAACGACTGTAAGAATTATATGCTATCACTTGTGATAGAACATGAGTTATGTGGTGTAGATAACATGACGGGAAGAGTGAGCTATGCTTACTGTTCTCGTTGTGGTGCATCACATTCTGGTGAAGAAGTTCCACGCTATCAGTGGATTCATAGTCAGAGAGCTAGGGTATTTGCCGAGCTTCATGGTATTGAATTAACTGATGAAGAGTGGAAAGAAATAGAGGAGGAAGATTAGTATGAATATAACTGAAACATTTAAGTATATTGTCTTTATAGAAAGACATCTTACTAACTTGTTTGGACATGATGATAACTTCGAGGTTCATATATGTGATCCTGGAACTTATGAAAAAGATACAGGTCGTAAACCTATTGTTAGTTTTGCTATATACAAAAATGATAATGGTACACTTAAGGCTTGGTATATCTTTGGTCAATCAGCTTATATCAAAACTAAAACTGTTGCTGGTATTCCTTTAAAGAGAACAGTACTTTCTAGTTTAAGACTGATTGACTATGGCCATCCATCTGGCTTTACTCCTTTAGCTTATAGACATATCAATGATGCATCTGATATTGATGCATTCTTTGAAGATGTAAAGAAGGAAGTGTTATCATAATGAATAAGTATTATAACATTCCAGAAAGATTAAGAGGACCACAGTCTACAGTGTATTGTTGTCACAAAGATAAGCGTCCAACACATGGCACTAAACCTGATAAGTTGTCTACATTCTTTAGCTTCGATGAAGCTTTAAAGATTATGCAACCTGATGAAGGTTTAGGTATTGGCATGTGGGGTAAACTATGTGGCATAGACATAGACCACTGCGTAGAAGATGGTGTGATAAGTGATCAAGCTCAAGTTATCATAGACTTCTTCGATTCATACGCAGAGTTATCTATGTCTGGCACAGGTATACATATACTATTCTTATGTGAAGAACAATATAAAGATGCTGATAACTATTATACTAAACTTAATAAGAAGCATCTTAAAGAGAAAGGTGCTATTGGTATGGAAGGTCTTGAGTTTTATCAAGGCTTCCATGACCATAGATATCTAACTCTTACTGGTAATAAAGTACATGATATGAATAAAGAGTTTGTATCAGGTGATGATGTGAAGGCATTCTTAAATGCATTTTTCTATCGTCCATCTACTACCACTGTAGATGTAGAGTTTGATTCTTCAGATGCTGAAGATCAAGCTTGGATTAAGTGGGCTCTGTTCGAGAAGAAACCTAAGAAACTTCTTGACTGTTGGGTTAAAACTCCAACAGGTTCTGGTGGAACAGAGAGTGAAGATGACTTCATCTTTATGAATGAGTTATCTTTCTGGTGTAATCATAATGCTAAGGTAATGAGAACTGTGTTCGAATCATCTAGGTATTATAAAGCCAAGGATGCTAAGCATCTAAAGAAATGGTCACGTAAAGATTATAGTGACACACTTATTAGTAAAGCTAATGCTTCTAATAATGTAGCTAAAATATATTTTGAGGATTCTTATGCGTATAATCCAATTACGAATAAGATAGAGGAGGTTAAATATGAATCAAATATATAAACCAGGTACATTAGTTACAGCTTTGTATAAATCTTTTGATGGTACAAAGTTGCCTGGAATATTTCTAATACTATATGATGAGGCACTAGACCCTAGACATAACTTTGATTGTAATGTTGTAGGTGTTAAGTGTACTACATCACATGCTGTTGTAGGTAACTATACAATAGCACTAGACCCAGAGGAAATCTCTGAGTTAGATAATGCATCTATCGCTGCATGCTCTAAGCTGCAGACGTTGGATAAATCAAAGATAGGTAAAGTAATATGTCAGTTACCTAGCCACGTTTATACAAAGTTTTATAAAGAGTATACCGACTTTGCAAACGAGGTTGATAGACAAATGAAAGGAGGATTATAAGATGACATTAACTGATGAACAAAAGATATTCTTAGCTTGGTTAAACAAGACATCTAAGATTCGTTATTATGAAATGGTTATCTGTAAAGATTTCAATGGAGATAAATCTTCTCCACTTCATGGTGTTGGCCATGTTGCATTTAGAATCTTTATTGATCCAAGTTCATACTTACATTGTGTATTTTCTAATGAAGAAGATACAATGTATGTTACTGAGTATCATTGTACAACTAAGCGTATACCTAGTACTCAGGTAGGATTTATTAATAGATACTTTAGTAAGTATAGATTAAACTCTGGACTTGTTAAAGGTGTCTTTAATAATTCTAAACAAATCTACATTAACTATAAAGACTTTATTAAAATTGTAGATAGAATTTATGATGGAGATTTTTATTCTCGTGGTTCGATGGATAAAGATAGTTATCATAGAGCAGGAGGTTTATACTAATGAAAACTAAATGGTCTAAACTTCATGCTGAGTATAATGAGAAGAGTAAAGCTATCATCTTTGATGATAGTATCTTCTCTCATATACCAAACCATACTTATTATATGTGTAAGGAACTTGCATTAGATAATAAGTTGGATGTACAAAAAGTAATCTACTCTAACTATAAAGATAGAGAGTATAGATTAGAAGAATTAAGAGGCGTGTTTGACTGGGAAGATATTAATAAGAAAGGAAGGAATTAAATATGGAATTAAAAGAAATTAAAAGAATTGAAGATGAAGGGACAATTAAAGAACAATCTAAAGAGATTAGATTAGAAGGAGGATTAACTCTTAAGAGAACTGGTGAAACTTTAATTAAGAGATCAATCCCTTGGTTTGAATCTCTTGAGGATGATATGAGTGTTGGAGAACAACTTGCTTTAGATATGGGTGGAACTATATATAAAGCTAAGAAGAAAGAATCCAGTTCTCATAAGAGGAAATCTGGTGTTACTGAGGCAGCTGTAATAGAGTTGCTTAAGGATAAAGGTATGACTCAATATCTAAAGGAAGCAGTTAATACAAATAAGCTTTATAAAGATTATGATTCCGGGGTATTAACTGATGCTGATGTTAGAGATTGTTTCGAAAGACTAATTGAAGAAAAATTAGATATAAAATAATATAAGGAAAAGGATGGTAAATAATTATGAGTAAGAAATATAGTTTAACTAAAGTTGCTGAGGTTTTCTTAAATGATAATAGAAGAAAGTCTTGGTCATTATTTGTGAGAGGACAGATAGCACAGCGTGTAGTTGTGTTGGCTGCTCTTGATAATGGATGTCGTACTTATTATGATTATTATAATGGATTAACTATTTCATTAGGTAAGACATTCTATAGAGATATTTTTGGATTAGATGAAGAGGTAGACCCTCTTGATCTTAAGACATATGTGTATTCACATCTTGCTAAGATTTATATTGGTGTATTCTATCATGAGTTTTTTCACTTAAGATATACTGATATGGATTATGAAAAAGATCTTTTAAGAAAGCTTGATAGTAGGGTTATAGAATTAGTACATACTATCTTTAATATCTTAGAAGATGTTACTATAGAAAACTCTGGAGTTCAGGATTATCCTAGCTCTAGACGTTTCATAGACGAACTATCTAAGTCACACTTTCAAGAAAGGGCAATAGATGCTGCGTCTAATCTTATCACTAATCACCCAGATACTGTTGATGCCTTAATAAGTTTCTTGTTATTGTATGCTAGAGGCTATGATATGTCTAAGCTACCACAATATAAGTTCTTTGAAGATAACAAAGAGCTTATTAAGTGGGGTATAGCTCAATGTCTAAGCGAGAATTTTCCTCGTCTAAGACATAGAAAGCAAATAGCACTTGCATTACAATTACTTAAACTTATTAATGGCGAAGAGTTTGATAAGGATAAAGTATCTGAAGGCGATATAAATACAAGAGTATCTGGAGTACCAAGATCTGGTACTGGTGATATGTCTACAGTAATTAAAGGTATCACACAAACTGATGGAGGTGTATATAACTCAACAGGTAATAAACCTATTGAAGCTAATACTTATGACCCATCAGCAACTGCTAATATGGATAATGTGGAAGGAAAAGCAGAACCTAAACAAGTCAAGGCATCTCGCGGTGATAATGATATGATGAATATAGATGCATCAGCCATGAGTTCTGATGTAACTCAGCAATGTATTGAGACAATAGCTAATGATGATCCTGTTACACATTATGCACATTCAGTTGAAAGATTGGATGCTTATGTTGACACATCTGGCTATGCTCCATCTTATCGTGATGTTAAGAATAAGTTTAGTAAACTTATTAACAGTGTTACTGGAACTATTCGTAAGATGAAAGCACATAATATAGCATCTTATAGAAGGAATCAATCTCGTGGTATTATTGATATCAAAGCTGTTATAAATAATAAACCAACTAATAAGAGTTTCATGAGAGTATTGAATCCTGGTAGAGAACCTGACCCAGTGTTCTGTGTAGTTGTAGATAACTCTGGTTCAATGTCTGGTAGAAAAGCCACACTTGCAGGTGAAGCTTGTATAGCATTAAGTGAATCTTTAAATAGTCTTGGTATAAGTTTTGGTGTATTTGCTTTTACCGAAGGTAGAAGTTGTGTAACTATAACTTTAAAAGATTATAAAGATATCTATGATAAGGTTAAATATAATTTAACTTTATTTACCAATAATATACATTGTTCAGAATGTTGTACATATATGGGTAACATTGATGAAGTTAACATAAGATATCTTAGAGATCAGTTAATACATCAACCACATTCAGATAAGATAATGATTGTTATAAGTGATGGTGCTACTTGTGGTGACTGGAAGGAACTTAAGAGAGTAGCAGATGGTATGGAAGCTAGAGGTATCAGAGTTCTCGGCATTGGTATCTATGATAGAAATGTTGAGAAGATATACAAGAACCATATCATCTTGAGAGACCAAAAGGATTTGGAATCTCTACCAGCATTCTTAAATCAGTATCTTATCAAGATGTATAATGGAGGTAAATAATGGATGTTCCAGTAGAATATGTTGTAATCATGTTAGATATAACTGATACAGAAACATATGAGTACTTCACTGATAAGCGTAAAGCTTTGAAGTATGCAAGAGAATATAGATATGCATATAAATCTATTGCTGTTAAGGAAATAGATTATATAAATAATAATGAAGAAATTATATGGGAGGATTAAAATGAAAGTAAATGCATTAAGACATGAATACAGAGTAGATGCCTACACTGTAGATGTTCCAGTAACTGTTATGAAGATAGATGGACAAACATTCTATCACATACAGTCAGAAGATATTGAAGGAGGTACACCATTGTTGTGTACCCCTCTCAAATCTTATACTACAATTCCAAAGAAAGCTTGGAATGCTAAGATTAAATATAAAGGTCTTCATTGGATATTACATTTAGGTAATTCAACAAGAAGACTATATCAAGAGGAGGTTGATTCTTTATATGACGAATAATAAAGAAGAGTTATTAGAAGCTGTGATGTACTTCCCAGCTAGACCTAAACAAATATTTATAAATCCAAATAGAGATGAGGATTTTACTGATGTTCGTTATAGTTTCTTATCAGGTAAGGAACGTAATGTTAAAACTAAACTTGATGTTATTCAAGATTCAGAGTTTAAACCTGATCATCAAGCATTGTTTAGTGCTAATCAATTACAAACTGGAGAGATAGTTGTAGTTAGAGTACATCCAGCTGATAGTTTAATAAGTATAGAAAGAAGGAGAAGTTAATATGAATAGTTGTTTTGAAACTAATAAAGAAGAATTTACAAAGGCAGAGGTTGAAGAAATTATAAAAGCAATAGAGAATGGTGCTAATAATATCATACATGATTTAGCACACAGAGAGAAAGTTGCTACTAGAATAGCAATGCTTAGTCTTATTGTAGCTACCATATCTACAATGACTATATTCCTAAGGTTAGGATAAGAAAGGAAGGAGAATCAAATATGGGACAAAGATTAAATTTAGAAATAAGAAAGAAAGGTAAAGTATTAGCTAATGCATATTATCATTGGTCAGCATATACAGCTGATTCATTCAGGCTTATTAATATAGCTTATGATTATATTTCTATGAATCATAACGAAGATGATTTAATGTTAGCTGTTCATGCCTTAGAATATACTGGTGCTGGCATGGAAGAGTGTGAACTTACAGAGGTCTATAAACAACGTAAGTATGCAGGTGTAGAATTTAAGAAAGCTAAAGATAGGAATGAAGGACTACTTGCTATCTCTGAGAAAGGTATTGAAAGTACTATTCAATGGGCTGAAGAGACTGCTATCATAGATATTACAGACCCAAAGAATGTTAAGTTTAACTTCTGGGTAGTCTGGGCAGATGATGAAGACTATTATATAGAGAATGATAAGAATGAATCAGATGTCATAATTGATTATGACTTTGATCCTGAAGAAGATATGACTTATATGCAGTTATATTCTTATGTTAAAGATTTAACTGATGGTAATGTAGTTAGATACTCAGGTAGAGTATTCAGGGAGATAGCATAATGGAACATAAAAGTGTATTAATGAATCATAAAGATACTGCTGTTGATATGACATGCAATGGTAAGTGTTCTAATTGTGGAGGATGTTGTAATCCTTGGAACCCTATCACTAACGAAGAGATAGAAACAATAAAGAAATATATAAAGGAAAATAATATTAAGTATATACCTATGGTACCTGAAGGTAATGATATATACTTTGATTGTTGTTTCCATGATAGGAAGAATAAGAAGTGTCTTATCTATCCAGTAAGACCAGAAGTATGTCGTTCTTTCTGTTGTAATCTTAACAAGAGAAAGATTAATCGTAATAAATATTATTATGATAGACGTGCTGATGTAAATGGTAGACACTTGGATAAGTTCTATCCATTTGACTTATTATTCTTTGATGACCCTAGAACATTGTTCCACTTTATTATGGATGTGTACCATCCACAAAGCCCTGAACAATTAGAAAGGATACTATTGTATCATGGTCATAAAGATATTGTGGAAGCAATAAAGAATGGAAATATTGTATTAGATTGGAGTGATAAATAATGATTAATATGTTTATGTTAGTCGGAAGAACTGAGTTGATTACTGATGATTATATTCAGATATGTTTTACTGATAATAATCAAAAGGAAATACATGCTAGAGTTTATATAGTAGGTTCTGATTCATTTAAATTAAATGTTAGAGATAATCTAGAAATAGGTGGAGTTGTAGGTGTTAAAGGACATCTTGGTATTACTGAAGATGATAAAGCATTAAAACTTATTGGAGAAAAGTTTACATTCTTAGGTAAGTCTGGTTCAGTATCAGATACAAGAGGAGAGGAAGTAGAAGATGAATAATATGTATAAGAAAGTTTTAGTTCTTGGTTTACAAGCTGGCGATAATGTACAGATTATAACAAATAAAAAGAAGGAACTAATCGCTGTTAGATTTCTTCTTAATAGAAATGAGTTTATATCTGTTAGTTGGTATCCAGAACTAGAGGATAAGGTGAAAGTTATGGGAGGTAAACAATCCCGTAACTATATGTCACCTACACCTAGAGTATCTATCATAGATGAATACTTTCCAAGGGTTCGTAAACCTAAGGAACAATTTATTGTGGTAGATTTTTCTGAAGTTAATACAGCTTTAGCTAACCTACCAGCTTATACCACACCTTATGTAGTAGACCCATCTAGAAATCCAGTTTATCCTGGATATATTGGGGAGGTAATTTGGTAATGAAATTAACAAGTGGAAAGTTTCTGGAGATATTAAATTCAATAGATCCAGATCCCCAATTACTTGCGAAGATAGTTGTTGATACAATGAAGCGTATGCCTAGTGCATATGCTTGGCAACTATCACAGCAATTATATATGGAATATTTCTATGATGGTCCTACTATCATAGTAACAAACAATCTTACTGGTGTGGTTAGAAGGTTTGCTAATGAAAAAGATATCTTAGTATATCTTAACAATTTAGGTTATAAGTGTGACTTAACTGGAGTTAAGCGTGCTGTAACTTCTCGAGCTGTTGATTATAATAATCATAAGTTCGAACCAAGCGAAAGAAAAGAGATTACTTATTTTGAGTAGTCTCTTTCATTATTAATGTATTAGTTCTAAGATATGCACAAGCAATTGAGCCTGCATTCTTTAACGCTTCATCTATAGATAGATAACTATCTAAGATACCAGCATTTTTTAGATTCACTAGGACCCCTCTAGTTACATCTATACCATGTACACGGTCCCCTACATTTTTTGAATCTATAATTTCTTTGTCGCCCGCCGATATTTTTACACCTGCGTTCTCACATATAGTTCTCATTGGAGCATCAAGCACATCTCTAAGAACACAATCAGTACTTAGATTCTTCTTAACATTAACTAAAGCTTTACCCCCACCAAGTACGATACCAAACTTGAAAGCTTTTCTTACAGCTCCGATAGCATCGTCTAATTTCAGTGCAAGTATCTTAAACTCAGTCACAGTAGGTACACCAACTTTTATTTTAACAATACCATTCTGTAATGATCCCAACCTTCTTTCGTATAATACACGATCAACTTGGTTAAGTTTGTAACGATTCTTGTTAAGCTTATCTCTATACACTTTGATTCTTCCTTTAACTTCATCATTCATTTCCAAACTGAATACAGTCTTGTCTACCTCTACACATACATGCTTACATATTCCACAGTGTTCGTAACCATATTCTCCAACTCCCGAGCTGGCATCTTGAACTATCCCACCAGTTACTGCAGCACAGTCCATGTATACGTCATCCATCTTCGCTTCATTAACGAACACAAATTGGAAATTAAATTTATTCTTTATTAGAGTATCAATAAGAATTCTAAGTGTGTTCGGATTGAAGTTCGGATTCAATATAAATAACCATGGATCCCCAACTTTCTCTCCTGGGATTCCTGCAAAGAATTTATTGATTCCAGCTTGGGTCATGATCCCTTCCTTCATTAACACAACGTGACAGTCATCAACTTCCCACTTCTCACCATCAGGACATAACCTACGCATAGCATCAGTCATGTAACCTGACTCCATTGTGTAACCATTTGTATGCTCTATCTTCATACCCATGTTATCACGATCATGTTCAATAAGTATGTTCATGTCACGGCCTGCAAGCTCATAAGCTTGTTTCACTATAGACCCAACTTCAGGTATCTTAGTAGATATAGTAGCAATGTCATATACATACTTCTTCCCCATACGCATCTTCTCACGACTAAGTAACTTCCTTATGATCTTAATCTCAATGTCTATCATATCAGCTACAACTTGTGGATGTAACCCCTCTTCGATCTTAGCACATCCTAAATTATAGATCTCATCTGTTAATAATATAGTAAGAGTTGTTCCATCCAACGCTTCCTTCTCTGTATTTGATGCAGCTTCGATCATATCCATTGCAACCATACGTTTGAATCCATCCATCTTTGCAGCTTCACGTGCAACAGTAACACCATCATCTGTAAGCGTAGGCTTGTCAAAGTCCTGATTGATCGCAACATATAATCCCTTTGCACCCATGGTAGGTACAACTAAATCTCTTACCTCTCTGAATGTTTCACGTATTAAGCTTCTACATTCTTGTCCTTTGATATAGCTAAGCATCCTATCTCCTCCTTCTGAACCATGTCTTCGAAGTTAACTGGTTCTTTAACTTTCATATTCTCTTTCAATGCATGTAATTGTTTCATAAGATTTTCCATCTTCGGATACCAGCATGCTAACTTCTCTATGAACTCTTCGTCACTCCAGTGAGCGTAACCTGATTCATATAATAATGCATGCCACAATTCATGGTTGAAAGTATTATCCCTGTAATCAATACTTGTCTCAGTGAATACATGTATCTCTTTAGCAAGCACGTCACAGAATCCCATTACGTTTTTGTATGGGCTATCCGCCTTAAAGTTTAAATCATACTTCATATCTAGATTTCTTTCTAGTTCATTTATCTCATGGTAATCCTGGTGTTGATATAAGCTATATTCAACTCCAAGGATATTAATGCTTCCTAGTCGATGCATGTTTCTCTCCTCCGTCTATCCCATATCTTTCTAAAGTACGGTCAATCTTTCTAGCTCCCATCTCTGCGATCAGATCTTTGTCTATGTTGAACCAATCTATGAATTGTCCTAACATAACAAAGTTATCTGCTAGTTCCTCCACTATATGTATACGATAAGTTTCCAACGCATCATCCACATATTTAGCAGGTCGTCCCTCTAGCTCCCTGCATTTCATTTGGAATTCTGTGATCGCTTCAAATAGTTCCATTGATTCTTCCATGAACTTTCTCTTCTGATTAGTTAACCCGAAGAAACTTATGATCTTGTATAATTTACTTCGCATGAAGATCCCTCTCTTTCAAATATTCATTAAGCCATTCGTAAACTTCTTCCAAGTCTTTATCTGATTCCACACGAAAAGTCTTCTCGTCAGCTCCTGAGAAACTAACGGAGAAGACTTCGCCATCTCGTGTGTCCATCCGAATGTCTACATACTTAGGCATATGCCTTCCATGCATGGCAGCGTACTCTTTCCAAGAGTTATTCTCCATCACATATTTCAACAGCTTCGCTGCTTTCTGTATCGTCATTCTTATCACCACATAAACTGAAGACTGAATAATCTGGGTCACGACCCTGTAATATATTCTTAAGTTCATCTTCTTTATAAACTCTGTTATTATAATCCTTATTCAATCTCTCGTACATTTTATTTATTTCAGCACGTAACATTTCACGGCCACCATGTGACTGTAACTTCTGCTCGTTCTGCTTGAAGGTTCTCATGATCTCCCAATCATTATTAACCTTACGTCTCTCGCCTCTTAACTCATGTATAAGTTTAACGGCACGGTAACATTCACCAGTCTTAAGGGAATTGTTTTCAATATAGTGATTGATGTCACTCAATCTACTATCCAGATTAGATTGCATAACTGGAATCTCATCAGCGTATTCTTCTATTTCAATAAGTAAATTTAAAACTTGTTCTATCTTTTCTTTTAGCATCCTTTGTACTCCAGATAAAGAACATCATCCTTAAGGAAATCCTTCACGATCTTTAGGTTGTGTCTTGTCCCACCATACTCGAATGATGCTTGACCTATGAGAATCCATAGGCCACAGCACCTTCCATCCCTAGTGATTTCGATCTGAGGATTCTTAAGTAGTTTCTTTAGTTCTCCTAATGTTCCTACAAAAGTATACTTCCCACTATTTATTAGTGTTTGCATCATCTACGATCATAACATCGTCTACATTAAGAATGTAGAACTCTCCTTCGCTCAATGTTACAACGCTAGCTGCATACATAGGGAACCAAACTAGTTCCCCTTCTCTGATTTCATCAACACTAGTTTTAAATACTTTACCTGAAATAATATCTTTACGATTCTGAGTTTCATTGTTAACACTTAAACCATTACCGAATGTAGTAGACTGAGATTCCAACTTAACTAATAGGTTATCATTTATAACTCTCATTAAATTATTCTCCCATCTTTGCTAATAGTTTCTAGCTTACTAACGATTTCAGTCTTGGTTAATTTCTTGCTGTTGTCTAAGATACCTTTTACTCCAGAAAGAACTCTGTTTAAAGTTATACGATTACGATCTCTAGTGTTTTCGTAGTGTCTAACCTTATCTTCAAGCTCTTCGAAGTAATCTTTGTTCACTATTTTTAATCCGAACATGTCATCCTCACCTCTCTTCTAACTTAATTATACCACTTTCTACTATATAAGACAAGAGAAAAAGGAGATATTATTCTTTATCCCCATCTCCATCTCCGTTCCCTTTACCAGTATCAGTCTTAGGAGTTCCAGTATAAGTTCTATTAACAGCAGTCCAATCACCATCAGGAACTTTAGTGGAAGTACCAACCCAGTATCCAGGAATATAATCAGACTTCTTATTAGCAGACCACACATATATTTGTCCATCATCTGTTTTAAGATATGTAGATCCATTATATGTTTTAATAGCTCCACCTGTTACACCTTGGTAGTTACCATTCTTATCTCGAATCATAGAAGGATAAGTCTTACCATTATATATTAGCTCACCATTATTCTTAAGGTTCTCACTGTATATAGAATTCTTGTTAAAGTTGATAACAGAGTTTGCTTCTGCCCAAGCAGCATTCGCAGAATCCTCAGCAGCATCTGCAGCTCTCTGTTGTTCAGTTAACATATCCTTTTGATATTGTTCTTGAACTTTATTCATGTATACAGTTTCTTCATACTCATATGTTGCAAGAGTCTTAACACCGGGGTACTCTACAGTTTTACCAGTTCTAGGATCTGTATAAGATTTTTCAAATCCAAGGGAATCAAAGTAAGCATAGACAGCACCTCTTATATTCTCTGCTCTATCCTTTTGTTCTTGAGTAGCATTCGGATCATTAGCGATCTTATCTGCTAATTCCATTTGGATCATCATCTCACCAGCTTCAGGTGAAATATAGAATCCAGTACGATCAGCTTTTTGTAAAGCTAGGTTCTCTGCATCTTGATACATTTCAAGAGCAAGCTTATCTCTCTCAGCTTCGGCATACATTCTAGCTACACTTAATTGTGAATTCAAACCATACTCTTGTAGTTCAAACTTGTTAAACATGTTAGCTTTAGTTTGAGCTTGCAAGAATTTTGTACGAGCTGCTTCACTTTCAATGTGACCTCCGCTCCATCCCATCTTATCTGCTGTTTGGTTAGCAGAGTAAGTTGCTGCAAGATACTCTTCCATAGCTTGAGCACCAGCAGCTCTGATCTCTTGCATTGATTTACTGTAGTCAGCTAGAACTTGAGCACGCTCTTGTTCATACACAGCTTGGCTACGTTGTGATGCAAGCTTGTTCCAAGAATAATCTTCAGTGTCTGTAGCTTTGTATTGGTTATCCATATTCATTTTTGAATCCCAAGAAGCTGATGTAGTTGTTACACCTCTTACAGTATTCTGAGTTTCTATAGCTGAAGCTGCACTTTTGTCATCTCGTGGAGCTGTGTCGTAATTTGTTGTATTTCCTAGGTTATTTAGTATTCCAGAATTTGCATCGACATTCGGATTAGATGGGTTATTGCCCACTCGATGCAACAAATTTTCGGCTATATTTGATGCATGATCCTGCTCTCCAACAACATTTGTAGGTGTGGCAGTTGGCATCTCAGATTTACCAGGGATGCTTGGTCTTGATGGTCCTTGGATCTCAACTTTAACACGATCTTGAAGAGGTGCTTCTTTTTCTACAGGAGCACTCTGCATATCTTGCACACTATTTAAAACTTCGTTCATTATTTTTATCTCCTTTCTTTCCATCTTTAATTAACATTGAGTCTAAAGTCTCGTTTGTTTCTAAATGCTCTCCCATTGTAGTAGTACCTACTGGTTTCTTTGTTTTAGATTTATCTGATGATTCTTTTTTATCCTTCTTCTTTGTTTCTTTTTTAGTAGTAGTAGTCGTAGTAGGAGGATTATGTAGTGAGTCTAGTACAGGATTTGAATCTAAGTGTGATCCCATCTTTGGAGATTCACCTTTTCCTCCTCTGGAACCTCCACCCATGGATCCTCCTCCACCGAAGGAACCTTTTCCTCCACTACCTTTACTAGGTTTTTTAATAACTTTAACATTGTCGTCTATTATATTAAAGTTACCATCCCTGTAATCCTCAAAGTCATCAAGTTCTTCATCAAGATAACCAGATACGTCAGTGTTGGGATTGAAGAATTCAGTGTATGTATTAGCATAAGGATTATCAGTTGGCTCATAATTACCATCAACTGCTTGAGTTGTGTACTCAATCATCTTTCCATTAGAATCAATTATGAATGTTGTTTCTTTACCATCAATAGTATATGTTAATGTTTGATTATCAACTACAAGTTGTTCATAGTTAAGAACATTGCTTTGTTGCCATCCAGTAAGGTCATTACCATCTGCACGTTTCCATACGAATTTACCATCACTTCCCATAGACATATATAGAAGTTTAGATTCGTCAGTTACTTCTTTCGCTACACCATCCTCATGTATTGCTATGTATGTTCTATTACCTTGGGCATCTTCTTTGTACATAATGATACCAGAATTTTTCTTATCTAGATCTACATAACCATGGGCGATTCTATAACCTTTCTTTTCATAGTTAGTTATAGTCTTACCTTCTTTATCGTTGATACCTTTATAATGTTCTGGATTCTTAGTATAAGATCCATCCATTTTAGAATAGTTTACGTTACTTCCAACATTTATTTTTGAGTTACCTCTTGTAACTAGTTCAGTATCTTTAAATGTGAACTGGCTAAAGTCATCAAGACTATCTCCTTTACTTAATGTTATATCATTTATATTTGTTACCTGTTCAAATACTGGATCATCTTGTGTTCCTACGTTTACATAATATCTTATCTCACCATTATATAATACATAGTAAAGATTTTTATCAGAGTTGTTACCATACTTACCATCGTTGGCTGATATAGTACAACCTGTTTTAGGTACTTGATTAGTATCTAACACACCTTTATTTTGTGATGCTGCTGCATCTATGGCTTTAGTTTGAGATTCGTTTTGATAAGCTTTGTTAAAGTCTCTTTCATAGTTTTCACCAAATAGAATCTTAAGACCTGATGATCCCATGATAGTCATGGCTGTCATTGGGTGGTCTTTAGCCCATTCTTTAACATCATCATAGCTTCCAAATTCTCCTTCCCATTCACTGCCACCGAATCCAATTACACCATCTTCATTTAGATCCATACCAGAATCTAATTCCCATTCTCTTAATTCATAGTCAGCCATCCTGTTACTGTAGTTTGCATTCTTTTGTGCATTGTTAGCTTTAGTTCTTTCAAGCTCTACTTCCATATCATAAAGAGCTTCTACTTCTCTGTTATGTCTTACTGTTTCCTCATAGTACATGTGACTTAATGTTTGTATACCACGTCTAGTAATATTGTTTGCATTGAACCAACTCTCACTAGCACGTACTACACTTTCTGCACGTGCACGATCAACATCTGATATGTCATTACGTTTTAACTCTTCTTCTGCAGTAACCCATTGTGCTAGCATATAAGCAGCTTCGGGTGGCATATACCATCCAGTTAGATCTGCTTCAGCAAGAGCTCTTTCTTGTGCAGCTTTATAATAACCATACATAGTTTCTAGTTTCTTTTCTTTAGCATAAGCTCTGGCATTAGCTAGATTCTGATCAAAGTAATACTTACCAATATCTAATTCGCTGTACATGTCTTCATTTAGTGTAGCTTCAAGAAAGCTTAACTGTGTATTGGCGTCACTGATAGCTCCAGCTATCCAAAGAGTACCTGTATCTGCGGGATTATAATCATAACTAGTATCTATCCAATCTTTAATTGCATTACCTTTAGAGTTATAATCATTTATTCTTTGTTGATCCATAGTCTGTGCAACAACTTGTTCTTGCGTAAGCTGTGGTTCAGCTGCTGGCATTTGCTGATCAACTATTTGATTAACCTCAGGTGTTAGGTTTTCTCCGTCCATATTGCACCTCCTATTCTATTACATTGCTCCTAATTGTAACGGTGTTCCTTGCTCTGCACCTGGAACTTGTGTCTCAGGTATTGGCTGATCTTGTGGTAACATTGAATTAGCTTGCTCTCCACCATGTGGCATCATATCTTGAGGGTTTAGAGGTCTACGACCAGCTTGCCCTGTACCTTTTTGTGTTAGTCTTCTAATAGTTTCTTGTTCTCTAGGATCTAATTCTGCTAGCTTTGATTCTAGATCTGGTTGAGGTATTGGTTCTCTATCAAATTTACCTGTACCAAGATTGAATCCAGCTGTGATAGCTTGACGTACACTCATCCATCCATTAGGTGTTTGGATCTGCACGCTCTCAGGATCTTTAAGAGCTTTTTCCATTAATTGTCTACGATATTTATCGCTTTGTTTGCCATTCTTTTCTAGCATCTTAAGTAAATCTTTACCTGATTTTTTCTTTTCATTTTTTACTTCAGAAGATTTTTCAATCTCTAGTGTAGGATCTGCATCACTTGCACTAGGTGAATACATCATTTTTCTTAATGCTTCTTCTTCAGCTTCTTTATCTTTAGGTTCATCTTTTGGTGGTTCAACTGGTGCTCCTTGTTCAGTAGGCATTGCTCCTTCAGCAGGAACACCCTCCATACTTGCACCAACGTCTGGTAATCCTAAGACTTTGTTCTCTTCGTTTTGCATAATAAATATTCCTCCTTTAATATATTATTTTCTTCATCGATCACACCATGCTTCCTGGCAACACGTGCCATGATAGCATCTGATCTGTTGTTGGGATCGAAATCCCCTCTAGATATTTTTCTGGTGATGTATACAAGACTTCTATCTAGATGATTCTCCTTTGTATCATACTTGATCTTTTTCTTTTTGGGTCTCTTCACCCTCAGTTTCAATGGATCTCTCATTTTATCACCTATATAAATTATACCATAGTAGAAAGTTTTACTCAATAATGGTATAATATAGTAGAAAGGAGAGACCATGGGAGAAACTAAAGAGCACATTAAAGAATGGATCGAGAGAGAAGTACATGAAATCCACACGTCATATTATGCAGACATGGATGACTGTGAACTTCTACAATTATTAGAGCATGCACATAAGTTGCAAAGGTATATAGAAAAATTATTAGGGGGTGAGTATAATGACTAAGCGTGTGTTTGTACCTGAGATAATCGAAACAAAAGAAAATCTCCTAAGTGCATTGCGTACTGGAGATATTAAAACTAGTAAATATAATTTATTAAATGAGGAAGAGAAACTCTTCGTAGAACTTGTAGTCTTCGGTGACTATACTGCTGAGCAAGCTGTTAAGTCTATCCGTGGAGCTAGCTATGTTAGAGGCCAAGGTACCAGAATGTGTGCCCGTCCTAATGTGGCCGAAGCTTTAGAAGAATTATCATATAAGAAAAATAAAAAGTTCATGGCTGAGATCTCTAGTGCTAGAGACATGGCCTTAAGAAAGTTACAGTACATAATGACTACAACAGAGGATGAGAGTGTGGCATTGGCTGCAGCTAAAGTTATACTTGATAGATCAGAGAAAGCTACTACAGAGAAAGAGGCCAGCAGTGTGGTTAATGCTATCCAGTTTAATATCCAAGCTGCTCCTAGAGTATTAGATAATCCAATGGATCCGAAGGTGGATACTGAGAAGGTAATTGAAATAGCTGGGATGGATGATCTTGAATCAAGTAAGCAAAGTAAATTAGAAAAAGCCACAGCAGGAACTGGGCTAGACTTTGTACTTAGTTACGAGCAAGTTGATAATTATAAAGGATAGTGGTATAATTAATGTAGTGATTGACTGCATCACTATATCATTCCTTTGGAGGCGAAAGCCTCTTTTTTATTGCACTAAAAAAGAGCCGTAGCTCTAAGGAGAATCAAATATAAAAAATATGTTCTCTAATCTGGTGCAATTTAATTATAACATAAAAAGATTGCCTTCGCAATCCTTTTATGTGTTTGAAGATGACATTAGATTATCTCACAAACGAACAAGACCATTCAACCAAGAGCTGGATATTTTCATATCCATTATAATTATATCTTAAATATAATTACTTGTCAACAAACACAGTCCCACGCTTGTATACCTTGAATTCCATGCCAACTTCAGTTTCAAACCTAGTTGATTTAACTGTTTTAAAGTTATTAACATCACACCATACAGAATATTCTGCATATAATTCTTCAATTGGTTTACTCTTGATATAAGTATCATCAAGATTCTTAGCAGATATCCAACTAAGTACACCTGAGTTATCTATTCTATAGATCTTCATCATCTCAGTTACACATGTAGGTTCTATAAAAGTATGGGTAGTCTTCAATACTTGACTGATAGCGAGCACACTTTTATATGCTATGTATTCTAGGTCTTTCATAAGCCTGTCTTTGAAATCCATACCATCAACAAGACTAACTTTAGTTAGGTCTGCATTGAATGGTATAATACATAGTCTTCTATAGAAACCACTAGTTGTGTCTGGTGTCCTAGGTAATGTGTTAGCACTGAACATTAACGTAGCGAAGACTGTATCATTGAATGGGTCTTTGTTCTTACGCTCTATAGTTATCTCATCCCCACCGACTATCTGTTTAAATAAGTCTGAGTCTTTAAGAGGTTGACTAGAGATATCTCCACTAAGAGATACGAGTTTGTTATGTAACATACCAACTCTGAACTTCTCTCCCAAATCTTTGAAGTCTAAGCCAGTGCAGTTCTTTGCTCCACATATAGCTTTTATAACATCTAAGTATGTACTCTTACCATTTCTACCTTCTCCGATTAGTAGGAATGCCTTATGAAGTTCAGGTGTTTTCAAGAATGAATAACCTATTGCTTCATATAAGAGTTGTTCTACTTCCTTATCCCCACAAGTTGCTGTCTTAAAGAACTCGTCAGCAGTGGCACCCGTAGCACTTGGGTTATACTTGACGTTCATCCTAATAGTTTCAAGATGATCAGGATGATGCGGGGTTAATGTTAGTGTTCTTATATTTAAGATCCCATTCTCGAACACAATATTGAATGGGTTCTTATTAAAGTCTGATAAATGTAATTCCAAAAATGTTTCTAGGAAATTAAGTACTTCCTTCTTCTGGAATTCTTTTAATGAAGGACACAGTTGTGTCATTATGCCTTTAATGTAATCATTATTCGAAACATAAATACCTAACTTCTCATCATAGAAGTATAAGTTTTTTGATTTACTATCTTTTTTAATCTTAAGTAAGTCAATAAGATACTTACCCATAGTGTCATGTAAGAAGACACCATTGTTTGAAAAGAACTTTTCTTCAGGAGTATCTTCATTGTTACTATCCCTTAGCATAGTAGCATCCATTTCATTCTCACTTAATGGTGTTGTTGCTACATAGCTATTGATTAAACGTATGCATTCAGCCCTTTGCTCTGGACTTAGATTGGTTTTCTTCAACCTCCACAGATGTCTGTTATAACTATCATTCCTTGCATCTTGCATGGGGTATGAGATAAAGTTGTCATCCTTCTTATTACCTTTAGTAAATATTGGTGTTAGAAAGAATGGCAACTCTTCAATACCATTATAATATATAACTCTTCTGTCTTGTAACTTTGCACTCCTATTTATTTTAGGATTCTTAAATGGTGTAGTAATAAAACTCTTACCATTAGCGTGCACTATAGTATCACATACAGCCCCCACTGCTGTGATATTATTTACTGTCTTATTATTATAAGTACTCTTTGCATAGATATGAATACCTCTAGTAGTTTTAACTACAAGAACTTTTTCTTTCCGGTCCGTTATTATCTTGTAGACTATCTTAGCTGTAGTCATATCATCTATATCAATTATAATCCAACCTTCTGGAATAATCCAACCTATTTCCATATAAGGATCTGTGTTTGCTAGGTTTACTATCTCTTCAAAAGATACAGGGGTTAAGGAACCCTTAGCTTTTGGTGCACCTCCTGATAGTTGCACATACGATTTGGCACCTTTGTTGTACAACTTCTCAAAATCTAAAAATGTTAGCATCAATCTTATCAAAGACTTCCTTAATCTGATTTATATCCTTAACTTCCATAGCAATACCTCCGCTGTTACGAATCATCTCTAGCTTGATGGTTTGTAACTCACTTAATTTAGATCCTTGTTTTAGTTCAAATGCACAAAACCTCCCTTTGTAACAGCAGACTATATCAGGTTCTCCCTCTGTCTGATATGAAGAGGCGTGGATTTTTATTTTATATCCACCACGAGATTCTATATAGTCTATTACTTTCTTTTGAAAGGCTGACTCAAGAGGTGTACTCCTTCTTACCACGGAGTTTCAATGTCTTCAGTAGTAACAGGTGCACTGTCAAAAGGATCTGCTTCTGCTGTAACTGTATATGTTGCAGCTGTTGGAGCACTAGTAACTGGTGCTGTCTCAACTTTTGAAGTTACCTTATATTTAACGCTTTGGTAATCATTTCCGTCATTACCTTTTCTTGCTGTAAGTTCTACTCTTACTGCTTTGTTTAATAGTAATGCTTCAATGTCTACATTAGGTGATTCACTTTCAGTGTAAGGAACACCTGCTGCTTTTCTTAAGTTTCTATACTTCCAAGCATATTCACCAGCATAAGATACTCTGTCCCATACTAGTCTATTCTTGTGTTGAGTTTCTCCTATTACTTTTAATGTTACTTTAATTGTATTGTCCCAATCAGGGTCAATCTCTAATTTAACTATTTGACATAATTCATCTTTAGAGATGATGATATCAAACTTGTTGTCTTGACTTGTGTCTTGTTTTCCTTGATTAATTATTAATCCCATCTTCTTTTACCTCACTTTTCTTATTGTTAACTGCTTCTACTAAAGCTGTTATTATTTCTTGTAAACTTCCATGTATTGCCATAGTAGCATTGAATGCTTCTAATAGTTGAGTATATCTTGTATCTGTTACTTCTACCTTTTTAATCTCTTCTACTAATTTAGGAATATTATCCTCTAAATGTTTTCCTAATTCTATAAAACTTTTTGTCATTAGTTTAACCTACTTTCCATTATCTCTAATACTAGAAAGTTCCCTTCCTCGTCTTCATCAAAGACTGTATAATATTCATCGCCTTCGATAACACGAGCATTGTGTGTTGCTATCAAGTGGTCATAGTACGCTCTTGCTTGGTCAAGGTCTCTATAAGATTTGAAGTTAACTTCAATCTCGCCGTCTGTATACCTATCTATCATAACAACATTATATATCATAGCTCCTCCTCGTACTGATAGTATATCTTAAACCCATAAGCACTCTTGTATCTACCAGTCAATACTTTATACAAGAAACTTCTATCTGGGCTTACACCTTTCTCTTGGTAAAGATATTCTTGAAGGTTACCTATGTCTAGGAACTTTATCAATTTCCCCTTTTCGTAGTCTTCCAATACTAATATTGGTTTGTGATGAATGATTCTATATAATCTTTCAATCTCGGTCTTTCTATCCTTTTCGTCTAAGTCACGGAACGCCTTACGAAGTTCCGCAATCTTATCTTCTCTACTTCTTTGCATTTATTTTATCCAATACATTAGCTTTGAACTTGTCGTAAGTTAAGTCAGTAACTTTCGCTTGTACTGGAAAGTCCTTTGGTTTACGACACTTAGTTAGCAAGTAAGGCTTTGCATTTATATAAGTATTAAATTCTGTTATTTCTTTTACTTCTTGGTTTGGCATAAGAATTTTATTCTTTTCAATGTTAGTATACCAAACATAAGATGCTTTTGCACATAGACTAGTAGCCGCTGAAGTCATAAGGCTAGGTATCAAAGTATTAAACTCTGGATTATCATCATCCTTAATCTCCTTCTCATGTGCTATACCTACTATTACTGCACCAGTTCTAACATGTAAGAACTTAAGTAAGTTATAGATATCCTCTTGGTTATCCTTAGCTTGTCCCCATAGTTGTAATGTCATAGAAGATTTACCTGAATCTGATTTAAGTTTCTTCTTTAATAAATATTCCATCTGTGTTAATGAATCAATAACAATTGTAGAATACTTAACTGGAATCTTCTTGCCATCAACTTCAGAGTAACCATTAACTACTTCTTCTAATACATCATCTAGTTCTTCAAATGTTTCAATAGGTACCCAGTCAATAAGTTCTTTGTCTGCTGTAGCTACTGAACCAATACCACCTTCTAATATATCTAAATATAATAGAGGGGCTTCTTTTGTTTTTGGAAAAGTACTAGCTAATACTGTCTTACCACTACCTGCTTTACCGTAGATTACATATACTTGGTCAACAGGTGCTTCAATAGCTTTCCTCTTCTTTGCTTGTAGAATACTTCCCATATCTTTCTCCCTTTCTGCAGTTGCTCGCTGCTTACAATATACTAGAATGCTCATTCCATGATTTACTCCCCTCCCCAGGGCACCCGTGTCTGTCGGAGCGTGTCGTCTTTCAGTGTCTTATCTGTTAAATACAGGAGGATAAGCGTGCTTAGGACGGTCTGGACTCTAATGGTTTAACAGTGGCAGCTACCCCACCATCTCCCTCTAATATATTGTAAGCAAGGAGCAACTAAGTTGATTCTTCAATCTTATAAGAATTGTTGCTTGCTCTTATAGTGATTTGCTTAACGTCTTGGCGATACATTATTTGTAACCCAAAGTAATTTAATGCCCACTGTATTGGCTTTGTCAATCTGAGTTCTAACTCATCCAGGGTGATTGCCAAAGTAATAATTAAACTCCGTTTTAAAGCTGAAGATTTTTTCTCTTCTAAGTTTCTCCATCTTGGAGTGATGGCCACAACTAGTGTTACCGTCTTATTAGTAACCAAACCCTCAGTATCGATTTCAATATGTCTATCAGTAGGCGTTACATATTTAATTTCTTCTTGAAGGTAATAAAGGATGGTATCTTGGACCTTCTTTACTGCAGCAGCGGAAATACTGCTACCGGCCTTCGAAATTTTTGGCTTATTAATAATGATATCACTTAGTTGTGCAGTCATAATCCTCTCACTCCTTAATATAATTGTATACTATAGTAGACAAAAAGTCAATACTTTTATGAACTTTTTTTAATTTTATTTATTAGCATTTGTCTATCCTGATCATCAGGTAGATAAAAATCTAAGTTACATAATTCTTGGTAAGCACAGTACTCACAAAGTTTACCTCTTACTCTGTTATCATGATTAAGTTTTATCTTCTCATATGTTTGAGCTATGTCTTCTAGATTAGATGCTAATATATTTTGATCTAGTAAATGACATTTTGTTCTATTAAATAGTGGGTGCCCTCTCTTCTCAAGATAATCAAGGACTCCGTAATATTCAGGTTCATTCTCTAACCCTAGTTCACAAAGTTTATTGTAGTAGTCTTCCTTCAATACAAGACCAAGTCTCTTCTTATCTGCTGATGGTTTACCATTTGCATTCAAAGGTACTGGTTGTATTTTAGCTAGTCTTACTTCATCTATCTCATAGATATCTACATTCATGTTAAGGTTTTCTTGTACAACAGAACAGTATGTTAATAACTGTGTGTTGAACTTAACTTGATTTGTAGTATAGCTAAGAGCTGACTGAGTGGTTTTAGTATCTCTGATAGTAACTAATCCATCATTACTAACTATCCTGTCTATGATGGCTGTGAACTTGTCACCATCTTCCCACTCTTCTTCTATTCTTAATTCACTTGCAATGATTTCTTCATCTGGTTCATAGTAATCTATGTATCTCTCTACTACTTCACGCATCATACCAGGTTCGGTAGATAATGTACCAGCAGCAACTTTAGTTTCATAGTCACTTAAGAACGGTTCATAAGATTCTCCTTTAGAGTAAGCATCTATACACTTATGAAAAATGTCACCAAGAGTTAGGAATTCATTACCTTCAGTGTAAATTTTTTCCTCGTACATATATCTATGTTTCTTGGGACATTGATTGTATGTGCTTAGTCTGGAGAAACTGAAGTTTCCCATACTAATCCTCCTTGCAATAATCGTCTAAGTCTACACCCTTACCCCAAGGACCACATTCAATATCAGCTACAATAGGTACATCCCATTTAACTGTTAACATTGAATCTATTCTCTTAGGGTGTTGCATTATAGATTGTATCTTTAGTACGTTCTTGCGAAAATTTTCATTCTTTCTAACTAACATTATAATACTATCGTGTACAGTTGCACATATTTTTACTTCATCTTTACTAAATGTATCGTTGATTTCACATAGTGCACACAATGCTATGTCACTTGCAGCACTCTGTACTGGGAAGTTAATTACTCTTCGCATATATTTTTGTCTATCATCAGGAAAATATAATGCTTTGTAGTTAACTTTATATCTTCTACCCATTATGCTAGTGACTTCACCAGTATTTATTAATTCATTCTGTGTGTCACGATAGTATTTGTGTAGCTCATGGTATTCTTCAAAGAACTTTTGTCTTATATGTGTAGCCTCTTCAAGGGAAAATGTTTGCCCGTATGATAGTGCAGCATATGCTACGAATGAATTGGGCTGCATACCATATAAGTATCCAAAGTTTATTGCTTTGGCTGCAGTTCTTTGTGGTTTAGTTACATCTTTTGGATCTATACCTGCTACTTTAGCAGCCATATTAGTGTGTAAATCTACACCATTATTATATAATTCTTTAATCTTACTAACCTTAGCTACAACACCAGCTGTTCTTAGTTCAGCTTGTGAGTAGTCTAGTTGAACAAGTTCCCAGTCAGGATCTATTGATCTGAATAAAGTTTTTAAATCTTTATTTCTTGGTACTTGTTGTAAGTTAGGATTATTACAACTGGTTCTTCCTGTAACAGTTGTGGTTAGATTAAAGTTAGCGTGTATGATTCCATCTCGTTGACGCTCTGACCAATCAACAAGAAAGGTTAATGCCTTGTCGACCTCTCGTCTTTTCAGAATCATATCAACAATAGGGTGCTTACCTCTTAGTTTACTAAGGGCACTTACACCTGTACTTGGTTGACCACTGTCAGTATATTCCGGTATATCTAAACCAAGTTCTTTATATAATAGGTCTTGTAATTGTTTTGGAGAATTCCAATTTATATTTGCATACTTGATTAGTTGATCGTCACACTCTTTTAGTTTCTCCATGTAGATCTCTTTAGTTTCTTCTAACAGTTCTACATCAATTGGTAAACCATGTAACTCTACATCTCTGTATACGTTACTTGTATCTACAACTAATCGGTATGTCTTATAGTCTCTTTGATCAAAATTGTCACGGAAATATTTGTACAATTCTCTTGTCCAATATAAATCCAGTTTTAAATATTCCTCGACATCCTTACGAGTCTTGGAAGTTTTCTTATCTATGCCAACATCCCAGTTAGGTGCTCCGAGTAATCTCATTGCACAGTTCTTAAGTGTTAGCCAACCTTTACGATTTTCGATAAGATCTGATGCGTTTGATGATATATAAGCAAGGATCATTGTATCGTGGTCCATCTTAATATCCACATCTAATTGGTATTTCATCATCTTGGTATCGAACTTACCATTATGAAATATATTTATACATCCTTTAGCTTCTTCTAGTATATCCAGATTATCTTTGTGTCTGTCTAGAATTATATATTCACCAGGGTCGTCATCAGAATCAAATGTTAGTATTCCTATCCAGTTGATGGCGTCTTCTAATTCAAGTCCGTCTGTCTCAATGTCTATGACATTATACTTCTTCAACATCTAATAACTCCACGACTTCATCGACAGTTATTTCTAATAATCTAGATAATTCTTGAAGGATGTTTTTAGTTGGGTTGCTCTTTGACCCATTAACTAATCTATAAATATAGGCACGAGAGATTTGATCTGTCTCTTCAAGCATCTTATCAATGCTGCCATATTTAGTTTTAATTACTTCTTCTAAATTATTCATTATGCCCTCCTCCTATAATGGCTTTTCTCTTGGTCATTAAAGTTCTTCTTGTTTTTGACACTTCTATATCTATCTTTTTCTACTGAACCTTTCACTAACAAATAATAATAATTGCAGGGATTAGTCTTACCTAATCTTCTAATCCTATACTTGGATTGTTCATAGAATATATAGGAGTCATGTAATGAATAATAGATTACATTGTCGATCATAGGGAAATCCAATGCAGCATTTCCACTTTGAATCTGCATGACAAGATAGTCTATATTACCATCTTTCATGTCTTGTATGTTTTGGTCACATTCTTTTTTAGATAGTGAACCATTAACCATTGCAAACTTTTTACCCTTAAGTAATTCTTGAATAATAGTTTGCTCTTCATCATAGCAAGTGTATATAATTGCTTTGTTACATTTATCAATTGTTTCAAGGAATGGTTTCTCTTTTGGATTGAAGTGAGTTCTATGTGCTACACCCTCTTCATCTATAATGAAACCACTACAAAGCTGTGTCTTCTTGGATCTAACTTTCGGAGGAGTATCTCCAAGTGCCATCCAGCCTTTACCTCTTAATACTTTCTTATTACTGAAAGTATCGTAGTACCTTTTTATATCCCCGAGGTGGCAGTCAACTATGAAATCATTAGAGTCCGGTAAGTCTAATAGATTTTCAGAGTCGTCACCATATGAAATCTTTTCTATTATCTCAGCTAGTTCGTCCGGTCTTTTCTCTTTGACTGGGTTAAAGTAATCATCCATGAAAAAATATCTCTCATAAAATAAATACTTCACACCCATTAGGTTAGGGTTGAGAATAGCGAACTGTGCGAAGACCTCGTGACGGTTCTTGTCTTGAGGGGTTCCAGAAAAGATATATGTATTTTCAGAACTAATCTTTCTTATAGTTTTACTTATAAGACTAGTATAATTCTTGCACTTATGGGATTCATCAAGTATTAAGGCTTTGTATTTTACTTTGGTGTCTACTAAATGTGCCGACTCATAATTAAGTATGCCTATATTAACCCCAGGTTGTGATAGACTGGAACTCTTTTTTATCTGTTTACGATAATCAAAGACATTTGCATACGTTAAATATTTGTTAGCTTCTTTAATATACTGATCAATAGCTTTAGCTGGAGTGAAGATAAGGTAGGTACCAGGTTCCTTAATCATATCAATCGCACCTAATGCTATTAAGGTCTTCCCTGTTCCAGGGCCAAGAAAAATACAGAACTGTTTGTACTTGCTGATGTAATCTAACGCAATGTTTTGATGGCTCTTAAAAGTTATACCATGAAACTCGGTTCTCTTTAGAGGTACATCTCTAACCTCTATATAAGGATTGTGATCTTCATCTATGAAAGTTTTAACCTTTACATCAAATGTGAAATGTTTTTTAAAGAAATCCAAGTGTGCACGTAAGAAATTTCTAGCAAGGTTATTGGCCATACAATAGAAAGTTTCTTTATCATTTGGATGTCTAGTTAAAAACGTAGACAGGTGTAACTTTTCAAATACATCTTGTTCATTAGTACTCATCAGAATGAAACCTTTATGCATCCACATCTTATTCATATTGCCACCTCCTCTTAAGGATACATGTCTATTATAGTATACAAAATAAAAGAAGTCAATACTATTTAATAGTTTTGACACCTTTATTTCCTCTTGTTACCCAAACTTCTTCTACTTTAGAAATGTTTCCTTCAGAATCTTTATACCATACTTCATCTACAGCATGTATACCAGTAGTTTGTTTTGTAAATACTCCGATCTCTCGTTCTGGTATAGTTACTTCTACTGATTTAGTAGCGTAAACTGTTTTATCTTTACCTGTTATAGATACTGATAGTACTTTTGTTGTACCAAACATATCTTTTGTTATTGGAATATCGTGAAAGAAACTTCCAAAGTCTATATATGTTATAGTTTCATCTGTTCTTAGATTAGTATTATCTAAAAATACATCAGCAGTATAATAGCTTTCAGGATTAGTCCATAAAAATGTTATTTCAAGCATCGGGTTTTTCTTGTCTTCAAGATTAACTTCCATTTTTAAACCTATTATTGTAGGATCTGCTATTTCTAAAGTACTTAGTTCAGCAGATACTTCTGCGTTGTTAAAATTTGTTGTGCTGTTATAATTACCATTACCTGTACTTTCAATCTTACCCCAAACTTTAATAGTTCCTTTTCTGTTATTTCCTCTAGGTACACTAACTTCATAATCTTTTGAATGTACTATGGATGCTGTTACCCATCCACTTGTTTTATCTGCTGTATTAATTTGAGTTTTTGTGTGTTTTACTATGCTACTATTATAGTATACATTACCATAATGATTTGCTTTATAATCTGGTTTCCAAATGCTATTTTTGTCTTTCTTCTCGTCACTTGATATAGCTTTCCATGCTGGGAAAAACCAGTGTATAAGTTCTTTATTTCTATCATCCTGAGAAGCTTTTCCACCTTCTATATAATCTATTAGTGTTGTATTTGGATGTACAATTATATTTTTATAAGATTCATTACCTGCTTTATGTTTTATAGATAATGAAGAAGAACCACAGAATTTTCCATTTAGTCTAGACGCTTTTATTCTATATACAATGGATTCAGCTTTTCTTTCTATTAATTCTATTTCTACTTTATACACTTTGTCACGAGCTGCATTAGTTTGAGTTCCTTCAGCATATGCTACTACTTTACCCTCTTTCATGTAAATCACTACCCTTCTAGCTTAAAGTATATAGTATTATTCTCTTTTCCTTGTAATGTAACATCACCATCGGCAGTTCCAAATAGATGTTTTTCATTAAAGAAAGTTGTTAACTTATCTGACACAGTCTTATCAACATATTGTTTGTTTGCTACTTCTGTCTTATTAGTAGGATCTGATATCTCAGTACCTTGTGGTAATGTTAAATTATTAACTGTAGATATATCTAATGATGTTGCAACCTTTGCATTAACTGTTTCAATATCATTTGCAATAAGTTTTCCTTTTATTGTTAGATTGTCATTGCTAAATCCTAAGCTTTCTAGATTCTTTTGAAGATCTTCAACTGTTTTAGTTAAACTTTGTACAAGGTTTAATGCAGTTACTCCAGAGTTGCTTGAAGATATGATAGCAATGTTTTGTGCATTGAAATATATTTCGTAAACATTACCGTTAACAAAGTCTCCACTTTCTAATTCATCAAATAGATTGTCATCAGCAGCCATCTTCATTAATGGGTATTCAACAGTTTCTTCACCACGTTTGAATATGATTTTAGTTCCTGGATTATTTTCTGGTACTGCTAAAGTATGAGATGCTCTTACTTTTATTAGTGAGTATGGTGGTATTTCGTTGGGCCTTCCAAGGTAAGAGTCAATATATAAACAGTTACCTTCATTGTCAGTCTTCTCAATATATAATGGTGATACGTATCTATCTAAAGTTTCTTGTAAACTGTTAGCATAGAATTTAAGTTGCTTAATATCTCCAATATAGTTTTCTAATTGTTTTACCCTTGCTTCTATGTCAACTCTAAAATCAAAAAGCTTTTTAAGTTTGACTTCTAAAGGTAAATCTAATTCTTCATCGTAATTCATAATAACCTCCTAAATTAAAAGAGTGCTGTGCACTCTATTTTTTAATACTATTAGGTGCAAACCATGCAGTAACTTTGGAATAATCTCCAACCTTACCTTCATTGTATTGATTCAATGCATAAGGATGGCTTGCATTCTTAGCTATTGCTATAACTTTCATCTTAGTATTAACGTATGATCTTGTTGATACTCCTGTTCCTGCAGAGCTAGCTCTTCCTGGACCGTTAACGATAACAGTATCACCTAACTCTATAGTAGTACTTGGTTTTGGTTTTAATATTTCATTTACACGAGCTTGAACTTCAGAATAATTATATCCTTCTGCCTCAAGACGCTCCTTACGTTCTGGATAGTTACCGTACTTTCCATTTATTACATCATGTGCTACTTCGTCAATAGACTTAGTAGGTGTAGGTTTTGGATCATTATTGATTGGTAACTCTTTATCCAAGTATGGTGTAGGATCTATCCTAGTATCATTTAATCTCACTTCGAAATGCAAATGTCCCCCATAGCTGGTTCCGGTGTTGCCCATATAGCCAATCACACTTCCAGCTTTAACTTTATCTCCAACTTTAACAGCTACAGATTTATATGCCATGTGAGCGTATAAAGTTTTGTAACCTGAACCATGATCAATAATAACATAGTTACCATAGTTACCACCATCTATAAATCCTGTAATGTCATTACGTGTAGCAATAACTTTTCCATCTGAATGTGCTGTTATATAATCAAGCACATGTGTTTTATTTCTATATCCTGTAACATCAACACCACCGTGCCAAGAGCTACCTCTTTTTCCATATGCACTAGTGATGATGTGAGGATAATTCTTAAGGACTCTACTCATATTAGATCTCCTCCATTTCTCCTTCATAGTGTTCAGTATCTTCTGTAGCAACTGGAACACCTTCTTCTGGTATAAATCCTGGTATTAGTTCTTCCATCTTATTCATCTCCTATTTCTTTTTACCTTTGCCTCTTTTACAAGCCATGTTACTCACCTTTCTTCTTTAATTGTTTAATTGTTTCATAGCCGCCTGTTGCTACCCAACCCATAGCTAGACCTAGAATAGCACAAGTAACTATGTCTTTACCTACAAATACTGTAGGTATACAAATACCTAATACAACTCCTAATAACCCTCCGATTAGTGGTATAAATTTGTTAGGTACTTTTAATCCTTTGATAATTTCACCAACAATAAATGCAGCTACTGCAATTATTACACCATCTTCAACAAATAGGTTAGTTATAAATTCTACTATCTGTTCCATACTTTACCTCCTAAGTATATTGTATCATAAAATAGATAAAAGAAAAAGGGGCGACCCCTTAATCTATTATATGTCTGTACAATGCTTCCACATCTGACTTATCCAATGTGATTGTACCTAGCATTGGGATCTCAATATGTATTGGTCCCTTAGATGCCTGCTCGATAAGTTCATGGTAGATGCATGTTACATTTATTTTCTCTTCTTCAATAAGTTCAAGTGTGTGAAGAAGTTCAACTTCTTTTAACTTATGGAATATTTTCTCAGCCTTGCTAAGTGCAATGCCTGCTCCAGTACCAAAGACCCAACGATTAAGTCCTGACATCTTTGGTATTAGCTCGTGATCAATGAACTCAGCTAATCCATCCATAACTGTCTTATAATGATACATAGTTAATCACCTACGCTCCTGTTGTAGTAGTTGGGATAGTTACATTAACATTACCCCATCCTGGACATACACTTGTGTTAGGGATTACTAACTTAGTTATTGATTGTAACTGAGCTATTTGTCCTTGCATACATCCAATAGTACTTGTAATAGTAGCGTTAACAACAGCTTGTGTATTGACTGCAGCTTCAACACCAGAGATTTTTGTATTTAATCTTTCATATACTTCTGCGATCTTTTGATCTGTGTATATGTTAGATTTCAATAATGCAATCTCATTATCTTTGTTGACAATCTTGTTCTCCATCTCTAATTCATATCTGTTAATAAATTGGTTGTCTGAGCAATTGTTCATTGCTCCACCTAATAGATTGCCTAAACCTCCGTTTAGAACACCTAATGCTGTACCTGCAATACCTAAACCTAGGCCACTGCCAGCTACTCCTTTGCTTGCAAATTCTGCCATAATAAATCATTCCTTCCTTAATATATAAAGAATAAGATAGCTGCTAGCATATTTACCACTCCTTCTTTACATCTTAAGTATAGCATAAGTCAACAGTATAGAACTGTAAAAATACTGTAAAAATAATTTATAAAAAACTAGATAGTTTCTGGTCTATCTAGTTTGACTTCCCGTTTAGAGGGTTTACGAACAGGAAGTATAACTGAGTGTTTCTGTGTTAAGTCGTATAAATCTTTTAATTCTCTGATGTATTTGTTAACTGTATCTACAGATACATTGAATTCGCTGGCCTGCTTGGGTACTGTCCATCCTGCTACTCTAGTACGCATGATTCCTTCTAGTATTCTAGCTTTGTCGTCCCCTAATTTTATTCTATCATTTATCCCACTCTCCTCAAGGAAGGTTTCTAGGATAATCTTAGACCAACATAATTGTTTCATTATAAAATCATTCCTTTATCGTGACATTCTCTTATATATTCCATCTCGTGCATTATATAGGAGTTGCCACCTTTGTTTTTATATTTGGTGAATATGGTCTCAATGTGTAAGTAATCTGTTTCGCTACGTTTTAATCCATTACGTAGGCTACCACTGAATTGTAGAATCTCATATTTGATTCTATCAATCTCGTTAGCGTCAACTTCTTGTTCTAACTTATTAATCTTATCATTCAATTGACTTATTCCTAACCACTTACTTAGACATTTACCTAACCATTTAATTGGGCTAAGCTTGATAGGAGCAATTTCTACTCCTATCAAAGCTAGCAACCCAAGTACCCAAGTGTACTTTTCAATAATTAAATCTATTAGTTCCATTATTCAGTTACCATACCAGCTGTTAAATCTATATTCATTATTGAGATATTTGATATTTTACCTGTGTTGCTTACAGAATTTAACCATGGGATAATGTAATAATTGTTTGAATAACGTAAGTCTTGATTAAGTTTAACTATTGTGTTTTGAAGTCTTATATATTTTAAATTTGTAGTTGAACCTTCTAAATGTTTATTTGAATCCTCATCTACTACTAACATTACTCTGTTATCATCTATCAGTATATAACATCCTAAAGGCCCTGCATCAGTTACAACATAGAATACTCTATCCTTTACTGTTCCATTAGGTCCAAGTAATCCTTCTAAAGATGTATAAGAATTTTCAAGTTGTTGACCAAATCTATTATAGTTTCTAACATGTAGTGTACTATAACTAGTAATGTTTACTTTAGTTTCTGCTAATATACATACTTCTTCAGCACCTACTGTTTCTTTTGTTTCTAGTAATTTGTCATATGTTTGGAATACAGCACTTCCTAAATAAGCCTTCTCAAATGCAATAGCTAATTTACCACCCATTACACCAATAGATAATTCTTTTTGAGAAGGTTTAGTATATCCACTAGGCAATTCAAATTCAATAAATAAATTGTCAAACATATGGTCATATACTGTTGGTAGTGCAGAAATGTATTCTTTATCAGCGTGATAATATACAGATTCTGGATCTTCATAGTAATTACTGTTATTGTTTTCTATGATATCCCACAAGTCTGGATGTATTATATCGTCATTTGTAACGAATCCGCTATTATTTTTCAAGTCGCTAGTACTTGTAGGTATAACTGTTCCAAGACCTTTGTCAATCATAAGAGCAGTGTTTTCTCGTAACGATAATGTATGCAATTCAAAATCATATTCTGAATTGTAAGTTATTTCTGATGTTATTCTTAAAGAAATATCTTTATGATTATAATCAGTATACATCTCTTTAAATGTTATTGCTATATCATCAAATGATTGATAATTTGGGTCAAGATAATGTGTTATTGATAATATAGCTCTATGTCCATCAAGACAGTCTGAAATAGAAGGGGTGAAAGCTCTTACCTCACTTGAATTTATAGCTACAGTCTTCAAATAATTATTATTAGCATTATCATAGTCTTCGTAATTTATTGTTGCATCTGGTAAAAGATTTACTAATACAGAAATATTTAGTGGCATATAAAGTAAAACATAATCTCCGAAGTTACTAGTACGCATTAATGATTCTCCGGTATCTTGTTTTATTTTTAAAACCCTTTTTAGTGCTGTATTTATGAAAGGCATAGCAGATTCATCTATTGTATAATCTAGAATTTTTGGAGTTACTCTTTCTTCACCACTATATTTCAATACGTCTACATTGTATCTACCTTTAATTATGATAGGATAATTTATAGAATCTAGTGTTATTAATCCAGCTTCATTAGCAGATTCTGCTAATTCTTCTTTCGTTAATTTATCTTCAACTGTATTCCATTTAGATATCATATCTTGAGTGATATTCTTAACATGTAATGGAACTGTTGGATCTGATTCTTCTGTTATTCCTCCACCTGCACCTGCTACTGCTTGGTCAACATATTGTTTAGTTGCTGGATGATATGCACTTGCTGGTGTATATGCAGTAGTATTTGTTTTAGTTAATACATCTGATGCTTTAGGATATATACCAGGGTCTCCAGTGTATGAAAAGAATGCTATTGCGTTACCACCAGAATGTTTGAATGATTCAGAGGCTGTATCATAATAGAATGTACCATACATAAAGTTTGCTTTTCGTCTTTGTGTTATGTTACCATCACCATCACATAAAGTAGTCATTATAGGCTCTATGCTTGGTGATGTACCATTAAATCCAACTCTACATTCCCAATAAACTGAAGGATTTGAGTTTGTTGCAATCCTAATTCTACGTGTCTGTGGTCCTTTTTTATATAATTCTGTAAGTTTCTCCATGAATTTAACTACTACATCTGAACTTGCCTCTGCATAATAAGGATTGCTTCCTCCGAAATCTGATTTAATTACATTAATATCTAAATCATCTTGAAGTGGTAATGCATCTATTTCTTCTTTAGTATAGTAGTTACTTAGATCTGGACCTTCGCCACTTCCACCACCGGCTGCTGCTACTGCATCATCTACATACTTCTTAGTAGCTGGTTCGTAGTCTGCATCTGGTGTGAATGCTGTAGTATTACTTTTTGTTAATACATTATTAGTTGTAGCAAGTATTGTTTTGTTGCTAGCACTATTCATCCAATTATATATTCTTATTACATCAGATGTATTAGATCTATGAGTAACTTTACCGTCAACAATTTGCAATGGGAATTGCATTTGTGGTGTTAGGTAAGATACATCATCAACAAATCTAGGTATAACTATAGGAGTATATGAAGGATATGTACTAGTCATAGTTAGTATAGTTTCTAAATAAGGTATTGTATTGTTATCTGTAATTATCATTCTAACTAATACTTTAGTTATACCTTTTTCTAACATAACATTTAATTTTTCTAACAAATCTTTACCTACTTCACTTGTATAGCTTTTATTTTCTGGGTCATAAGAAGTACCATTTTCAGTTTTTAATTTACCCTTAATAGTTACTACAGGCCATGGATATTGTTCAGGAACTTCTGCCCCTGATGCAAATTTTATTTCATTCCAAGCGTATGTAGTTGTTTCCCCATCAACTGTTGAAATACATTGATAGAAGAATCCTTTAGTAAACTCTTCTGTATCTTCACCTATATATTGATATATCTTATCAAGATAAGTTGCTGATGCTGTTGGCATCTCATTTTTCTGTGGTATTGCATCTAATACTTTATCATCTACGTACTTCTTTGTTGCTGGGTGGTAATCAGCTGTAGGTGTATAAGATTTTGTATTTTGTGTATTTAAATAATTTGTCATTAATGTTAGAGATGTACCCCAATAACTTAGACTTGAACTATAGTAAGGTGTAAAAGAACCTGCTGAACCTTTTACGTGAAAAGATATGCTAAACATATACATTTGCTTAGAAGTATCTGGGGGTATTATAGGTTGACTATTGAACTTTGCTCCTATTGAACTACTAGAAATACTACGTCCAGTGTATGTTAATGGGAAAAACCTACTCCCAGAACGTAATATTAATCCTTTTGTTGGAGCACTGTCAGTACCAGCCCAATAATTATTTAGATATTCTGTAATAGTATTTCTATCAGTTTCATTTAGTGTAAATACGTTCCTTTTAGAAGAACTTGAACTTGAATTAACGTCACCGTCTATATCATTTATTGGTGTTGTTATATTAATTATTACGAATTCAGAGTCATTAGCTGATTTTAGTAATGCATCAACTTCTTCTTTAGTATAATAATTACTTAAATCTACTTCTGTAGTACCAATCATTTCCCATTTAGATTGTACAAATAACCATTCTTCATATATGTTGTTACCTGATTCATTTTTAGGTACAAGATATATAATATGTTCTGTTCCAACCTCTGGTAATTCTTGAACTACTTGTAATGTTAGTCTTGTTAAGCTTCCTATTAATGAGTTAACTTCCTCTTGGCTATAGGTTTCTGTCTTTTTGTAATAATTCTTTAGGTCTTCAACAGAGTTAGTAATGAATCCTGCTTCACCACCTAGCCCTGCTATTTCGGTCTTGTCTGCTTTAGCTTCTAGTGCATCATAGACACCACCAGAGGAAACGACATTAGTCGAATCCTTTACTGGAACTGCGTCTATAATAACTAAGTCACCAATTTTTACAGTACAATTTATTGTGTTTGTATGTTCATCTATTTGTATGTATCTTCCTGCTGCGTATTGTATAGCTCCGTCTTTACCGTCTTTACCATCAATACCATCAGCACCTTTGATGGCTGGGATATTACTCCAACTACCATCTGCTTGTTTGATTCTTAATAGTGACATGGTTATTTAAACCTCCTTTACTATATTATAAAATATTTTTATTCTTCTGTCGAGTGAGTGGCTAAGTAGTTTTGGTATCCTGACCAGTCTGTTAACGGTTTTATTCTACTAGCTAAAGTTTTCCAATTACTATGTGCCTTCATAGCATCTACTAAATTAGCTGGAACGTATATATATCCTGCACTTGCTGATAATTTTGATGATCCATTCAATAAAGTAGATATAGCTGATGTTAATTTAGGAACTGTTCCAATATTAACAAATACTAGCTTAGATAATGATGTCATATTTTGTAGTCCATAAGAGTGAAATTCAACTTCCTGAGCTTCAAACACTATTGTTTCAATTGTTGAACAATATTGGAAACATCTTGTAATCATATACGTGAAAGTTTTTGGTAAGATTAATTCTGTTATAGATAATTTAGCATTAGTAAATGCATATTCACCACAATTTTGAAGGTTACTAAAGTCTGTAAGACCTGTTAATGTAGCACCTTGAAATGCTCCATAAGGTAAATAAACTGATGGTAGTTTTTTTAAGTTAGGGAATTGGCAATGGTTAAATGCATTAGATCCTGTTAATGTGAAGTCACCTTTGATTTCTTCTACTAATGGAAAGTAACTTCCAGAAAGTAAATTATTTCCAGTAAACTTACCGTTTAATTCAAGATGTGTTAGTCCAAGACAATTCTTATATCTGAAAACATCTGCTGCAGAGTAAGTAACTCCTGGAAGTTCCCCAATTTTTAAAGTTGTTAATTTAGGAAGACCTATCATATTGCTTTCCCCTGAAGATCCTGCAAACGCACACATTGCTGGGGTTTTAATTACTAATGATTCTAAGTTAGGAAATTTTGCACCATAAAATGAATATGTTCCTGAAGAATCCACAGTTAAGTCTTTTATGCTATCAAACGTACAGCTGTAAAATTCATAATTTTTAAATGTTGTTTTATTAAAGTTAGTTAAACTAGGGAACTTACACGATGTAAAACTGTAAGTACCAAAGTTATTATCTTCAGGAAATTCTTCTAATATGTCAAATGTACAGTTATAAAATGCCCCATAAGAATTATTATTTTTATTTTTTGTATTTATTGTTTTAAACATTTTAGTTAAATTACTAAATGTGCACCCATTAAATACAGATATATTACCATCAACTGATATAGTTTCTGGTAATTCTATTATATTAGTAAAAGTACAATTGTATATACAGTTTCCAGACTCATCTTGATCAGCTGTAACATTTATATTATTACCAAAGTATTCTAAAGAATTTAATCCAGAATTATAAAATGAACCTATTCTCAATTCAACATTATCTGGTATGTTTTTTAATTTAGGTAAAACTATACCATTAAAACCATTTTTACCTATCTTTGTTAAAGTATTTGGTAGCTCTTCTAAATTACTTAAGTCACAATTTGTAAATGCATTTGATCCTATATATGTTAAATTTGCAGGAAGCTTTGTTAAATTGGTACAGTTTGTGTACCCTAGAGAATAATTTCCTAGAGATGTAACAGTGTCTGGTAATACAGATGCATCAAAGTTCTCTTTTTTATATAATGCATAAGATCCTAAAGTTGTTACATTTTCTGGCCATCTTGTTATATTGCCTCCTAAGGATGTATCCATAAGTGACTTGAAATTAAGTTCCCAGTCATTTGCGAATCCTGCTCTATCCATACACTTTCTAATGTCTTCAAAACTAGCATTTTCAGATACATCTGTAAAGCCTAATTCGTGTGCTTTCTCAATGCACGCTAGTCTACCTTTTTCTATTTTTTGAAATGTTTTTAATAATTCACTAGCCATTAGTTATATCCTCCATTTCTGTGTAGAAGTCTATAAGTGCTTGGCACTTTGCAACCTCTTCATTAGTATAATTATTTTCATTCATTGGCTCTGGGTATTTTAAATGATCTGACATTCTCATGTAATCTTCTGTTGTTGGTTTAATTAGTTTGATGCGATCTGGATAGTTATCTACTGCGATTTCATCAGTAGTTTCATCCATATATCTAATAGCATCTGCTATATTCTTAAGAGATTCTTCTTTAACTATATAAGTAGTATTCATTAGAAGCTCACCTCTTCTGCTACAGTAATAGTAGTTTCATCAGAAGTGTCAATCCATACTCCTACGGCTGGATCAGTTGGTTCTGTATTACCCATGTGTACTCCACTGTTACCTGTAGCTTTTACTCCAGTATTTATATCTCCTATGTACCAGTTATTATCTGATCCAACACTAGGTAATGAATGATCTCTAACATAGTTAACTCTTTCAATAAGAGCATTAAGGTCAGTCTTAAGAGCTACTCTATCATCTAATGCATTAAGTCTACGTTCAAGATTATTATATTTATTAAATAACATATTAATATTAAGTTTAGCATAATCATGATTAGTATCTATTGCATTAAAAGCTTTTACTAATTCCCTAGCTAATCTATCCATCTCATCAAGTATAGGGAAGTTGGATATTTCAGAATATTTATTTCTATCACCTTTAGGTATTCTATCTTTCATTATATAGATTCTACCAGCTAATTCATTTATAGCAGTGATTAAATTGTTTTTCATTTCAGTAAGCTCTTCTGCTGTAAGGTCCGATCTAGGTACGAAATCAGGTATTGCACCTGGTGCTATGTATTGCATTTGTCTTTCCTCCTTTTCAAAGACTTTGGTGTTTCAACATAACCAAAGCTTTCTAATAATTCGTCAAAGGGCATACCACATAGTGGGCCCCATATTTTAGTTGTGAGTTCAAGAGCTGCATCATTTAGCAACTCCTGATCTCCTGCTCTTCTAGCTGCGAAATAGTCTTGTAATATCTCAGTTACTGATCTCATTGTCTTATTATCTCCCTATATAATTTTTCTCTAGTAAAGTCTGGTAAGTCACTGCTAGTATAACTAAAGTTGATACCGCTTAGAGTAAATGCTTGATTACCTAACAATTCTATTTCAACACTACAACTTAAGAATGGGAATCTCCATTTAGGTGTTAATGTTTTAGATGCAAAGTTAGGCCTGTTTAATGTCGCAGTATCTAGAGGTATTCCTTTAGATAATATTTGTACAGGCTTATCCATAGGATCAACATAATCTAATCTATGTTCTTTACCATAATTTAATATATCATCAAATGACATAGGTGTGCTTGTTTTTAATTGATCTGTAATGAATGTCGTATCTATAAAAGCCTCATTGTTGTTGCTATAAATTTCATAGTCTGCTTCATTATATATTTTAAAATCCATCTTTGAGTTCTTTGTGTATCCTCTATTGTAATATATACAAGCAGAGTCAAGGAATTTACATAATGCTGGTGCTTCCATATCATAAGCTTTTGTTATTATACGCATCTTATAGTGGTCATACATATATTTAATAGAGTCTGGTATTATTAGTTCTTGAGTATAAGAAGTGCCGTCATCTCTATCAAAACGTATTACATCCCCATTTGATAATACATAACATGGGTATCCTTCGACATGTATAATACCAGTTATATCGAATAGGTAACTTACATCTCTTAACCAAGGATATTGTACTTTAGTTGTGTTAGAATATTGTCTACCATTTCTAAAGTAACACTTCCATTTTAATCCTGGTTTCATTTTAAACTTTTCCATGTATACTGTTTTGTTAGATTTGTTTTTATAATAGTCACCTTTGTACGCTTCAACTGTATCCTCAGAAGGTTTAGTATCTGTATCAGAGAAATGTCCTTGATGAGGAAGTATTAAACTATAACAACCATCTTCTATTTCTGAGAAAATTTCATCAGGTTTTAAACATCCTGCATAGCCATGAAAATCTGAATCTAATTGTTCATTCTTTTTAGGTTGACGTATTCTTTCTAAAGGTAATTCAATATTACCTAAAGGTTGTTTAATCATATCATTAATTGTTTCTACTTTAACAGTATCTGTATTAGACAGTCCAGTAGAATCAAGAATGTATATATCTTTTCTATATTTAAATATAACGAAATTATCTGCTATCTGCATTGAATTGTATGCATCACAGCTAACATTGCTATTAACTATTTTACGTTGATAAGGGCTGTAGTACTCATCTCTATTATAGTCATCACCATTACCTGTAACAACACTAATGTTACCACCAAGTTGTTCATTGTCTGCGAATACTACAATGTTAGTATCAAATACTGCTACAGCTACTAAGCTTTCGTTCTTAGTTGTTTTAAAACACAATGACATATTCTTAGTAATATAGTTGTACTGACTAACAACAGTTTTAAACCAACTACCTGTATTGTATGCATCATCATAGAACAATGCTTTCTGTCCATCAGCTGTTACCTTAGTACATGAATGTATGTAGTAGAAGTATTGATCAACATCATGATAACTTGGTGTATATGTTTGATGTAGTCTAAAAGTTTGGTGTGTTCTACTATGTCTAGCCGATGCTTGTAATGAAACTAAGTCACCATCTGTATCTCTAACTGGAGTAGTTTCTTTTGTAGACGTATCAAAGTGAGATTCAAACTGGTTAGTTATTGTACATCTAACAAGTATCGCAGATATTGTATCGGTTTCATTTGGGTTATAAGCTGTTATATCTCTACCGAGTATTGTTTTTAACAATGCTGGGGATAAAGTTATGGTGTGTTTTCCTTTTGACCAATGCTTACCATCTTCTACTCCTAGCTTAGTTTTATTTAACTCTTCATCCCAATACCAAACTGTTTTCCACTCTGTATCTAGAGTTTGATTAGTTTGAGAACTGTCACTGAATTCAACGTATTTGACTTCCCACTTATAGAAGAAATCAGATTTGTCAAACCCATCTTCAATAGAAGATATAGTTTTGAATTCCCAAAGATTATCCTCTTTATCTGTAGTTAGATTCCAAGGTTTTGGCATTATGAAATCTAATTGAGTTATTGGTGCACCAGGCATATCAGCTATGTGATAGTATGGGAATGGACTTAAAAAGTTAGGACCTATTCTTGAATAATCAAGTGCAGGAGGTTTCTTTGCTCCTAGTATTTCTGCTTTAAGCATGTATTGATCTGTACCTATGCCATAATTTATTTCAGATACTTTTAATATTCTTGTACCTGTAGCCATAATAAAGTAATCATCAACAGGTATACCTTGGATACGTTTAGTATTTTGTATTATTAAAGTTTCCTCATATACATCTTCGACTGGATCTACATCTTCGCCAGGATTTAATGCTTCTCCTGTACCCATACTCTTTTTGAATTTATATATAAAACCTTCATGATCATCTTCCATAAGCTCTGTTATGAAATTATAATCCTCTGTATATGTATCTAGGTTAGCTATATAGTTTTCAGTATCTAATATTTCTGTTCTTACAAAATCCATTGTAAGTATATTCATTGTTACTTCTTCTGAATTACCAAAGTCTCCAAAATATATATGACCATTTCTTACAGATATTATCCAAGTGTTATTAGGCGTTGCCCATAAAAAATCTCCTTGAGGTCTAGTATCTGTTTTGTCTGGAAAAATTAATGTTTTAAGTTTTGATGCTCCTGGTCTATTTATAAGTGCACCATTACTGTAGTGGCAATTAAGTGCATCTCTTAATTCGTTTGGTTGTAATGATTCATTGCTTAAACTTGTATTGATTCCCCCATCAAAGTTTCTATACGAAGCTGGAGGATCATACACTGGCAATGGATATTTTTTAGTTAGACTCATATATTACATATGCTCCAATATCTTTGTACCTTGCTCTCTATCGTAGTCATCTTCATGAGCTACAGTAGCAGTAATGTCTTCTACAAAGTACTTATAATTATTTAATGCCATCTGAATTCTTTCAAACTCTTTACCGTATCTATTATATATTTGGTATATACCATATAATACAATAGCGTCTTCATATTCTCTACGTACATCTATAACTGTTATGTCATAGTTCTCTACCTTTGGTTCTTCTGGTACTGTAATCTTTTTATCATATCCAAATCGTACATCTATAACTTCAGCATCACGATCTCTTAGTTCAAAGTATACTCTACCATTGTTAGTGTAGTATATTAAGCCTTGCTCTATATTAGTGAATGCAGTTCTTAAATGTTTATCAGATGTGACAATGTTATTTATTCTATCATCTGTAATAGATAGTCTTAATCCTAATAACATAGTTCCTCTGATACCTACTTTAAGATATAAGATTCTTCTTAGATTTTCTGGTATCTCAAATGAGTATAGTCCATCTCCATGATTCTCAGGTTCAATTTGTATTTCACAAAAGTCTCTGTAGCCACGGCTTGATAAATCTGCCATACTGTTTTCAACTATAGCTTGCATAGTACCAGGTGTTAATACATCAAGACCAGTACTCTCTCTTATTCTTCTATAAAGTTTACCGTAAGTAAATGCCATTATAAATCCCTCCCAATCATTTTTTCTATAGTAGTTAGTGCCCTTTGTTGTAATAACTCCATGCCCCTACCATCGTAGAGATCTAGAGTAGCATTAGTTATTTCTCTGTCTGCTTGAATTTCTTGTGAGAACTTTCTATTGTCGTTAGCTCTATAATCTGTTACCAACCATCCATGAAGTATTTCATCAGGTATAGTAGCATTCAAACTCTCTTGGTTATATTTAAAGCTTCTTATAGAATGTAACTCATAAGTGTCCTTACTTTTATTAAATAACAATAATAAGTTATTTCCTGATGCCTTAAGAATTCTTTCATACATATTATTAATTCTTACAGGCTTTAAATATGGGAATGATCTTAGAAATTTCTCAATCATAACACACAACTCCTTCAGTTTAATTATATCAAAAAAGAGAGATATAGTCTATCTCTCCTCTATGATCATACGATTAGTCGTTTAATACGTATTCTTCAGCAGCGTTAACAAATCCAGCGTGAGATTTGAATGCATCGATATACATGTCAGCATATTTAGTCATGATACCTTCATACATTTCTGATCCATCTCTTCTTTCTAGGATTGTATGAGTTCCGCTTGTTAACCAAGAGAATTCTTTTCTTACTAATTCACCGATTTTATCTGTGTCTAGTAATACTACGTTTTTATCTCTTGAGTATTTATCTTTATATAATTGATAAGTATCAAATATAATGTTCTTTCTTCCTAAGTGGAAAGCTTGTCCAGCTGTATCAATTGTATAATCTTTGAATTGATACATTTGTTTTTCAACTGTAGAAATAATTTTGTGGTTAGATGCTACTAATTTAACTGAGCTATCATCAGCACAACTTACTTCAATATGGTCAGCCATATCTCTTAATTTAGATTCAGTTAAGATTTCATTTTTTAAATCTTCTACTGTGCAGTTCAATGTTTTGAATTCACTTCTGTCTACTCCGAAGATTGTGTTATCTTGAGTAAATACGATATCTTGGATACCAGTGTATTCATCAACAATGTTAGCTTTGTTTAATTGTCTAGAGTAAACTTCAGCACCTGCTTTGATTTCAGTAACTGTTTCTCCTTCAGCTAAATCTAAGAATACGATAACTTTTTCTACTCCTACACCTGCAGAATATTTTTGCCATACTTTACCTTGGTATCTGTTTGAACCGTCAACGATTAATACACCCATACCTGGTAAAATAGATAAGCTGTTAGTCATTTCGAAATCAGCTGTATATAATGGTAATTTCTTTTGTGTATCTGGAGCTTTGATAACTGCATCAGCTTTTAATGCACCAATCTTACCGTTCTTAGAACCATAAGTGAATCTGTTCATAGTGTGTTTTAAAGCTAAGTTCATTCTTCCTAAGCTATCATTTAATACGTCAAAGATTGAACCATCAGTAGTTCCTTTAACGATTGTTTCATCAGTAATAGCGAAGATACCCATTAATTTAGTAGTATCAAATCTAGCTTCTACTGTTTCAACAGCGTTAGTGTAGTCTGTAGCTTTTAATACATAGCTATCATTTCCATCTCCTAACATTCTGATGTTATCTGTAACACCTAATGCGAAGTTTTTAGTTTTATATTTTCCAACTAAAGTATCTTTTTTGATGTGGTTAATCAATGCTTCCATAGTGTTGAATTCATTTTGTAACCCATCAGTGTATTCGATCTTTAAAAATTCTTCTAAAGAATCTCTTACATTAATTTTATTAAAATTAATCATTGTTTATTCCTCCCTATTCGAATTTGGTTGAATCGAATCCGTTAAGAAGTCTTGTCTTGAAACTTGCCATAGCGTCTTTAGTATTAGCCACTGTAGGTCTAGATACAGGCGTTGGCGTAGTCATTTGTAGGTCCTCGTTTGTCATCCCAGGATTTTGCATCCTAGCAACTTGTTCAGCTATAGCAGTAGGATTAACCGGATTAACTGGTTGAGCTACTTGTATAGCAACATTTTTCTTTTGATTTATTACATGACTTGGATTAGCATATGCTTTTCCTAGTACTAAATGGAATGCATCAATAATATATTTAACTGAAACATTAGCTTCATTCATATAAGTATTTAAGAATGTGTCAACTTCTGGTTTGATTAAATCAAAAGTTTCTTCTCCAATACTATTTCTAACTTGAGAGTAAGCTTGTTCTGTATAATCTTCTCTTCTTTTCTTTTGAAAATATTCTACCACTTCAGGTGGGAATTCTTTCTGATTATTAACAGTGTTCTTAACATTGTTCATGTTAGTTTCTAATGTTTGATTCTTTTGTTCCAACTTTGTTATGTATGCATTTTGGTTTGAGCGTTGAGATTCTAAACTAGAAATAGTTGTATCTTTAGCTTTTACTAATCCCTCTAACTCTTCAATCTTGGCTTTCATTTGTTCTTCTGTCATTGTCTATTCCTCCTTTGTATGCTGTACCGATAATAATCCTTGGCGTTTCCGCTGTAACTATTTCACAAATGCCTTGGCATCTTGATAAACATTTTGACTTTCAGTGCCTTGCTTATACTCAGAGTGCTTCTTTATGTGTTCGTCTAATTTAGCCATAACATATTCGTACATAGCTGGATTAGAAGATTTTAAATTACGAACATAAGAACTCATTCTAAATAAAGAGTGCTCTAGTATATGCTGTGAGTGGTTATCCCAGTCATTAACTTCAGTGTCGATCTTATCTAGGATACATCTATGTTCATCGCTAATTTGATCATGACTAGCTCTTTCCATAGGATCTAGTGTATCTTTAAGGAAGCCAGAGTTTAAGGCATCCAAGATCTCTAACTTTGTTACATAAGATAACCCAGTTTGTGGATTGTATACTCCCAAATTCGCAGCTTGTGTCATACGAAGTTGACGAGCTTGATCTGATTGCATCAGGAATTCCCTGTTAACAATTTCCAGATTCTCTGGGTCTAACTCTCCTAATTTATATTTTACCATATAACTATCTAGTTTTGCAAGTTGTAGAACTTTTGAAAGGATTTTCTGTCTTTCTTTTTCTACATAACACACTTGTTTAAATAGTTCTATTAAACATTCACCAACATTATCTATAGCGTTTGTTAGTTTGTTTTGGTCTGCTTCACCAATCTTATCTGCAACACCATCTGTTCTTACAGAACTTTTACTCATACCGTAGGCAGATATTTGTGATAGTCCTGCAGTTACTAACATATCTTCTTCAATAGATTTAAGATAGTTAATAATTTCATTACCAACTTGAGCTTTCTGTACTGGCTCAGGTCTTTTGGCATTACGTTTAATCATAATGAATTGACCAGGCTTATTAGTTACTCCATCAGGATTTACTAATGAGTCTTTCCAAACATACATCTGACCAATAGATAAATGGTTAATGTGTTCTAATAATCTATTCTTAACACTATTGTAAGTATCTTGAATAGGAATTATCTGACTATAAACTGTAACACTAACTAGGTGATTAGGTACAGTTTGTAGATTCATAGGGATGAAAGGAATAGCCCTTCTATTGTATGAATTATCATATGGTAATTCGCCTTCATACAATATCTTCTCATTAATGATTACAACAAATTGTCCTTTAGGGTGAAGAGCATCCGGCTTACGATAATACTCATATACATAGGCATATTTGTTTTGCTCATATTTATCATTATCTGAGAATCTAGATGAATCCAAAAAATATCTTGGGTCGATATCTTCTGCTCTAGCTTCGAATCCCCAGCGTTTACAAATGTATTCTAACGAAAACATTCTTCTATGACACAATTCAGAAATGTCTTCCATTGATTCAACTGCAAGAGAATCTACAAGAATCTCATGCATTGGGATTACATCTATGAATACACGTCCTTCTCTTATTTTTCTTGTTCCTTGTACTTTAAAATCATCATCCTCAGGTTTAGTAATAGTAATATCTTTCGAAAGAATTTCATCACCTTTACTCCAATCTATACCAATTTTAAACCATACAAGACCAAATATATCAGCGTGTTGTACAGCCTTTTTATATTTAGCTGTGAAGTTAATATCTTTTCTGAAAGTATCCAGAAACTTATTCCCTTCCATGGCATTTGTTATAGTTTCTTCTCTATTATCTGTACCCTTAAAACCAATCAATGGTTGGTTCTGAGAAAGAATACCATAACGAGTTAAATATATAGGTAACATTCTGTTGAATATTTTTCTTTCTAAATATAGACCATGTACGTTTTTTAAACCTTCAATGGCTAATGTTCGTTCATTTATTCTTTTATATTGATACCCTTGAATATAACCTTTACTAAGTTCACCAGATAAAACGAAGGGTCTCAATCTTAATTCAGCATCTCTAATGAATGACTGAATATGATTTAATAATGGACTATTCTTCATTATTCAGAATCTCCAGCGTATGGGTCATAGTTATGAGGATTGAATCCTTCACCAATCACTGTATCATCTTCATTTAATATATCATTGTAGCTAGCTGAGTAGTCTTCTCTATCAACTACATCATTAATCTTAGGAGTTTCAAATTGGATATTACCAAGTATATCTCCAATAGTAGCTACCATTCTTTTGTTAATAGTACTTAATAATTGCATAAAGTTATATAGGAGGATAGATCCTATAATACTAAATACTAATACAAGTACTACAACAACTAAACATAATGTTTCTATTGTTGTCATATATCCTCCTATTCAACGATTAGATCTTCTTCTCCTAAAGTTTCAAGCTTAGGTTCTTCAGATTTAGGTTCTTCTTTTTTAGGTTCCTCTATCTCTTTTTCAATCTTTTCAACCTTAGGTATATTTGTTCTTCTTTTAGGTTTTACTTCTTCTACTTTTTCTTCGCTCTTAGTAGCATCTGTGATCTTAACACCTATAGTTTCTTCTAAATAATCAGCACTAGCAAGTAATGCTTCTCTAAGTATATTAGAGTTTAAGAATACTTTAGATCCCATGATCTCAGGATGCATTAAAACTATATCCCCTTTGAAATACTTCTTACCAAAAGGTATAGCTGGTTTGAATACAGCTGTTACTGGATCGGTATAAGTTTTTCCAACAGGATAAAATTTAAAATTACATGCCATAAATATTACCTCCTTAATGTAATTATACCATTAAAAGTAATCATCTTCAACTGCTACTCCCCAAGAATCTATCTCTCCACTGTCTAACCTTTCTTCCTCTTCATCTAACTTACGTTGCCATTTAGTACGGGTATCTTCTTCATACTCTTCTAATCCTATAGGTGCAATGTCAGATGAATAGAATACTAAGAACAAACCATATGAGTCAATGGCGTGGTCTGCACAACCTTTGTTGATCATACCGATATTGAAATCATCATACACAGCATTATCCATTTCTTCTATCAAACTATTAACAGATGTAGATATTCTAAACCTGTGTGTACCATCTATCATCTTAAGTCTAGTAGACGAATGGATTTTATCATAACGCATTTGTACTTTACCTTTACCAGATTCAACACCTATAGGGTTTAATCCATAGTAATCAAATACTTCTGATTTCATTTCACCTATTATTCTACCAGTATCATCTCTATATCTATCACCACCACGATACATATCATGTGGTAATAAAGTGGCTGTTATATAGTAACCCATTTGTTTAGACTTATCTGCTATTGCTCTAACAAAGTCTTCAAATATTAGATCTTGCCCATACATATCATCGAATGTTATAACCCTACCATCTTCAAATACTGCGTGCCATAAGGCTGAGTGATAAGATGGTTTGTAACCCCAGTCTATAGATATGTATACATCAAAGTTTTGTGGGCCATTGGTTAATTCAAGGAAAGCTTCTCTACCATTTATATACTGTTCTTCAGGAACATCAAACATCCTACCAGCTACAACATCCCAGTTACCATATAAATCCATTTGCTTTCTTGCTTCATCTTGCATCTCTAACATAGCTGCGTATGATGCATTTAAGAATGGATTATCTTTATATGATGCTGGTATAAATCTAGTAATAACTTTGATCTTACCTTTAGCTGTGTCCATCCATTCAATGTGGTCTTTTGTTTCAATAGGAGCATTAGTGTATGGATCATACAATGTAACTGTAGGATCAATAAATCTACGCTTAACCCATTTGTGACCTTTACCTCCAGGGTTACAACCAAGTACAACCTTTGTAGGAATTCTTAGTTTCTCGCCTGTATAAGGATTGGTTTGAATTGTAGAACGAACTGTTGATAACAGATAGTTAAATGTTCTTTCATCTTGTTTAGTAACTTCATCAATAGCTAAGTAGTGAAATTCCCAACCTTGTTGGCTTAATGCTTCACGGTAATCAGCTACACGTTGAAGTGTGATGTAACTTCCATTAGGAAAGATTATAGAACGGGAAGGGTACCAAGAGGTACTCTTCTCTCTATATTCATATATTGTTTGCCCACCTGCTTTTTGTGGAAACAATGTAGGCAACTTATCTAGGAATGATTGTTTAACGGCATCCAGTTTCTCACGGATGATTATACATTTAGCTCCAGGATAAGTAGTGGCAAACATGAAGGCGTCAGCTAGAATACCTGCTGACTTACCTCCACCTCTCGAACCACCATAGAGAGTAATACATATATCCTCAAAGGAGCAAGGTGCATTGTGTAATAGCACCTGCTTCTCGTGAGGTTGATAGCTTGGTGTGACAACTACCTTAGCCATTCAAGATCACTCCTGTCTTTATAGTCTACTCCAGTATCATATGATGTAAGATTGTAATCGTTACTCCATATACCCATTTCAGGGGATACGTGTACACTTACTCTGTCAAGATTCCAATCATTATATCTATCAAGCTTTTTGTTATAAGAATATGTTTTAGGATAGTACTTACCAGGATATATATTTGAGTATGGATAGTATGAAGAATAACTACTACCATAATAATTGTTGTTATAAGTCTTCTTGTATTTAGGTACATATACATCCTTTGTTTCTGTAGGGAATAATTTCTCTAACATTGGGTACATCTCTGATTCATATTCTATAGCTTGTTGTAATTTTAATTGTTCTGCTGGAGTTAGTGAGTTTATATAAGCTTGTCTATACTCTTTTAAAGTATTTAACTTTCTTATTATAGAGTTGTTATTTAATGCAGCTCTTAGTGTTGCTTCAGATACATCATTGTCATTGTATTCATGAGTTATATAGTTATATACAACTGTAGAACTTTCACGACCATTGATCATCTTTCTAAGAGTTTGATTAACTCTATTAAAGTCATCTACGTCATAAGATCCATATTGAGAAGCGTAATGTCTGTTATAGTACAATTCATCAACACTAGCCATATCGTTTATGTCTAGGTCATAATCATAACCTTTAATACCTCTACTAAACGCTTTCATATCTGTTATGAATGCATAGTAGTTAGAAGTATCTTTCTTCCAAGATTTCTGATTACCTAGATCACTATTGATACCTTTAGTTAAACCTTTCCATAAAGATGTAAGGAATCCAGTATCTTGATCTGAGTATTTAGAATATTTGTTTTGATCTATAACATTATCTGCAATACCACTTCCTGTAAAGAATCCAAGGACTTTTCTCATACCGTTCTCAACATTAGTGTATTGGTATTTTTGTTTAGTGCTCATGAATGGATCAGCTATTTGATAAGGGTCACCACTGTCACCAAACATTTCTTGTCCTGTAACTATTTCAATAGGTAACTTAAGTACTGGGTTTAATCTAGAAAGTACGTTAGCTTTAATCCAACCATAACCTTTTTTAGCTAATGTATCATTATACTCATTTGTTAATGGGTTAATATACATTTCTTTAATTTGGTATGCAGGATTTAATGAATCATATACAACTGTAGGAGTTCCTCCGATAAGAGTACCAATAGGATCAAGTGTAACACCTTCTTCTATCCACTCTTCTTCAGTCTCTTCATCTACACCGTACATATCACATACTGCTGTTATGATTGCATTTGATAATAATGATAATCCAACTACACCTAAGCTAGGCATTACAACTGTGTTATACCATTGTGTTGCATTGTTTTCAGTTATACCTTCTTGGAATAATCTTCCAACACTCATTGCATATGAACCAAGAGTTCTTGTTAAGTTCATAGGGAATGTTGCGAACATCATTATACCTGATGTGTATTTAGATAAATAAGGGAAACCTCCAGGAGAACCAAGCATGTAATCCATGATGTACATAGCTTTATCTCTGTTATCTTTTATACCATCAATAGCATTCTTGTTATAGTATTGAGAACCATACCAAGGTCTACCATTATCAAATGATTCTTTAGCTGTTAGATATATAGCGTATCTTCCAAGATGATTCTGTAAGTCTAACGGCTTAGTCATAAAGTCTGTAATCTTACTTAATATATCTGTACCCATATCTTCTGTAAAGTTGATTGGGTCTTTATTAGTTCCACCCCATAAACTAGGTTGACCTTCACGTATTAAGTAATCTTTTAAATCTTCAGGTATTGACTTACCTTTTGAACTTAAGGCTTGAGATATATCTTTACCAGCTCTAGCTATATTAGGAATTGTATCGTAGTTAGATATAGCTCCCATAGCATAGTCTGAACCAGTATATCTTAAGAATCTACTTAGCATCTTAGCAGGTAATGCCATTTGTATTCCTGCTGATGTTGTAGAAATTTTCTTAAATAATTTCATAACTCTTCCAGGAATCTTTCTGGTATATACCTTAGATGAAAGTTGATCTACTAAATCGTTTCGAGCAAGATAGATTTCTCCACTTAATGCTTTCTCTAGTACATATTGAGCAAACATTGTATCACTCTTACTATTGTAAGATAGTTCAATATTATCTTTCAAATATGATAGGGATCCGTCATATACTGGAGCAACTGATCCACCTCTTTGAATCTTTTGACCAAACTTATTTACAAGACTGTAACCTTCTTTTTCAAGACCTGCTATATATTTAACAAGCTTGTCAGAAGATCTAGAAGAACATTCTATAATTCTTTGTGCAATCATTATCTGAGCCCACATAGCATTGTAAGTTTCTTTTGCTAATAGTCTAGTTGGTTCATTCACATATTGATCAACATTAGCCATACGATATATCTCAGATAGTGATGATACAACACCGTCTGAAGATGTTTCTGCAAGTTGTTGTCTTAATGATTCTGCCTTACCTCTTACTTCTCTGTAAGCTTCTAGTATAAGATCAGCACCATTCTTAGAAGTTTTTCTTAATCTGTATATATCTAGGTCAGTATACATACTTGTTATCTCTAAGACTTTATCAGTTATTTCTGAATCAAGTGCATTATAAACTTTAAGATCTCCGAATGTTTCTGGTGCATCTATTATTTCAAATGCTTTGTTAACTATATCAACATTGTTGATTAAAGCTTTACCAGTATATTTACCAGTCAATGCATTGGAAATATTTTCAGCAGCTATAACATTACTCATATCTCTAATAAGTTTTTCTGATCCTTCAAAGAAATTAAATATCATGTTTTGTTCAACTATGTTCTTATTACTAGATGGATCATATGCTTTAGAAATGCTTGATATCTTTTTAAGATTATTAAGTATCATGTTTTCTCTTGCTACTTTATCTTTAGGAACATATGGTGCCATCAGAATGTGGAATGAATCAAATGGTTCATTAGATATCTGTGACGCTCTTCCTGCAAGATACATCATATTAGAAATGAATTCATCATAAGCTTTTACTATTTCAGGATGTTTAGTTACGTAAGAATCATGATCAAGTTTTAATTTGCTGTTCTCAGCTTTCCATTCTTCTTTTGATAATCCCATGTATTTAAGTTTAGCTTCAAAAGTTTTAGGATCTTTAGAAGCTTCTGTTAACCATCTGAACTTAGCAAATTGTTCAAAGTTTCCAATACCAGCCTTAGTTATCATCTTATTAAGGGCTGTTAACTTTTGACCGTATTCTAATTGGATATACTCTGCTTCAGACTTAAAGTTCTTTATACCTATATCAACACCAAGTTGATCAGCGTTGTCTGTAGATATACCACTTCTTGTCCACAATCTAGATTCAAACAATTTATCATTAGTAGATAAATCCCATGTGAAGTTTATAAACCCAGAAGACTTATCAGCTGTGTAAGCTCTAACTTTTTTAGTTAGTTCTTCATAAGCTTCAAACTCTCTTTGTTTAGCTTCTTCAAATTGTTTAGTATCCATTATAGCATTATCAATAGCTTTAGATCTTTTGAATGCTTTTACTTCATCATTTGTGAATTCTTGTTTACTAATAGTATCAGTTATATCACGTCTAAGCATGTAACCTTTAGTACCTTTATTTATCTCTCTTCTATAATCTCTAGGATCAATAATATCATGATGGTGAACTCTTTGATAATTTAATCCACCTTCATCATTTACGAATTGTCCTACAAGCTTATTAACTTCTATACCTTTTATACCACGGTATTCAGCAGCTTTTTCTACTGAGTTTTTATTTTTATCCATAGCAAGAGACATTATATAGAATGCTCTAACAGATGGTGAATATCCTGTAGATAATCTTTCATTCTCAATAGACTTACCTATTAAGCCTTCAAATGTAGGTTTAGTAGGAGTGTTATCTGTTTCGAATACATCATAATCATCAGAACCTTTTGTGAATATTTCATCAATCTGAGGTCTTATACCAAAGATATCTTGTTCACCACCAAGGTTTGTTTTAGTATTTCCACCGAAGACATATTCATTTAGTATAGGATCATATATTAGTGTACCCATCTTAGTATCTATAGATGTCCAGCCAGTACCTATACTCGCACTATTTGGAATGAATTGCCTGTAACCCATATCACCTTCTTGAATAGCTTTCAAGATTGCATTTGTATTAGGGTATGCTCCAGTTACACCTCTATAGAATTCTATGAATGGAACATGTAATATAGTGTTCTGTACTAATGTCCTATCATTTGTACTCTTATTAGCCATATTAAATAGTTTACCGTGAACACTCTCATACTTAGGGTCAAGTATTTGAGCTTCAGATCCACCACTGGCTTTTGAAGATGTAGATCTAGGGTTACTGTAGAATTCTTCTGAGAAGTTAGAAGGCATTGTTGGATCTAACTTATTAGCTATTTCATTACTAAATAGGAACTTCATTACATTTGAACTATTAGCAAGTTTAATCATTCTATCTCTACCTAGAGTTCTCATTAAAGCATATTGTTCTTCAAGTAATTCATAAGAGTTTATCTTCTCTCTAGAATATCTTAAGTTATTTAAATACTCTTCTCTTGTTTTAAATGGACTGTTATAACTTCCGAATAAACCTTCTAACTCTTTATCAGTTAAAGAGTTTAATAAAGCATCTGTTCTTAAGAACATCACATATGATCCTGTATCTCCCCAAGCAACTCTATGATCACCTTTATTAGTGTCTAAGACTTTAGATATCTGTGATGTGTCTATGTATAATCTTCCTTCTTTATCACGCTTTAATGCAGCACTTCCGAATCTAGCCATCTGCATGAATGACATTATATTAGACATTGACATCAATTCAAACGATCTGATGTGACTAGGATCATTAGGATCTAGTTTAGGTGTGTAATCAATATCGGCACCTATGATATTAGTAGGTACTCCTTTTAACACATAACCAGATCTTGGTTTGCCGTCAGGTCCTTTGAATGTTACATACTCAGCATTTCTAAAGTAAGATAACAATTCAATACCTTGAGCATATTTATTCCAGTTCTTAGTAGCATTATTAGCATCAACTATTAAGTCAATATTAGCAGCTTTAAAGCTATCCCCTTCTTTATCAACATCTGATATTTTTGTTTCTGCAGTATTACCTTTAAAGAATCCAGCACCTGCAAGTTTCTTACCTACAACTTCAGTTTCTTCAAAATAAATTATTGCATTATCTTTTTTCGATACATCAGATATAACTATGTTATTGTGAGCTTTAACAACAGACCCATCGTCTCTAAAACCTAGTACTTGGCCTTCTCTAATTACAGCACCTTTACGAACTCTATCAACATGCTTACCATTAACTTTGTCTTTTATAAATGTTATTCCTTCATAAGGCATAACTTTTGCAGCAAAGCTTCTTATCTTACTATTTCTATTTCCGATATTTGTATTAAGACCTACTGTATCTTCATTATTAAATATACCTTTTGTTACAAATACATTAACTCTATTTTGTCTAGGTGAATAGTCGTCATCTACAAGTTCAACCATAGAACCTTGGATAGCTTCCATAGCCTTAGCAAAGTTGAATGTACCTTCTGATACTTCATCTAATTTGTCTGATGTAGTAACATCTAAAGGTTTATTTAAGTTTGTACTAACCTTACTTCTTACTAATTCTGATTGTAACATATCTGATAAAGGAGTGTCATTAGCTGCATATCCAGATATCTCTTTCTTTCTATGTGTAAGTTGTGCAAGTTTTTCATCTAGTAATTTAGTTCTCTCCAATTGATCAGAGAATGTAGTGTCTTTTGAAACAAGATCAAGAGCCCTATCTAAAGCAGCTTTTGTTTCATCGTTAAGATTATTGTAGTTTCTACTAAATAACTCTAAATCATGTAATGCTTGTGATAAAACTGTTTCTGCAAAGTCAGCATAAGCTTTAGATTTATTTACATCATTAGTTATTTTTGAAATGAACTCATCTGTATTAGTTGCCCATTTATAGAAGTTAACTAAATAATCTTGCTTGAATGCTTGAATGCTTGCATCGTTATATTTATTTGAGTTAACCATCCTAGATAGGTTAGCAGTTAAGTCATTAACAAATGTTACTAAAGTCTCTTGTGAATTAACATTATCCTTAATCATGTTACTCATACTCTTAGTTAAATACATCGAAGGTGTATACAAGTCTTGTAAAGGATCTTCTAATGTTTTATTAGGAGCCATTAAGTATGATATAACCTTTTGATAAGTACCAACCGTAGGGTCAAGTATATTTGATTTAGTTAACTCTTGTCTAGCAAACATTGCTTTTCTAGCTTTATATGTATAAGAGTTTTTATATAATGCAGGGTTGTTAACAAATCTAATAGGATGTGACATATTAGTAAATGTTTCTTTTACACTTAAGTCTTTAACAGCTTTATTGATAAATTTAATTTTTTCTTCCTCGGTAGTATGTCCAAGAGTTAATGCTATACCTTGTTCAACATATAATTTTTCTAACTCTAGTGCCATAAGATCTTCTATATCTTTGATCTCTTTAGCAACACTATCAGGAATTTCAACTTCATTTTGGACTCTACTTAAGATATTGTCAAGGTTTTTACTTAATTCTGTTATCTCTTTTGTAGTACCAAGTCTTACAACTTCTTCTGATTCTACAGAAAAGTTTTTATTGATTTTATTTAATCTTGCTTGAGCTCTAGTATATAAGTTTGTAGGTTCCCACATAATCTTATATATAATAGGAGCCATTTCAAGCATTCCATTATTAACTATGTTACCATCCGCATCTTTATGAGCATCTGGTGATAATACAGTAGTCATTGTATGGTCACCATCGAAGTCACGGTTACGTAAGATCTCTTGAGTTTCAGGAGTAAATCTTATTGTAACTTCATCACCCTCAACCAATCTAACTCTTAATGGTAGTATAGGGTTCATGTTATCGGCAGGATATGTGATAGACATTAAATAGTAATTACCATCACTAGCTCTCATTGTTTCAACATCATACACATTAAAGAATTTCTTTAGTGCTGCTCTAGTGATAACGATGTCACCTGTAGATACATTCTTAAGTTTACCTTTAGCTTTATCTGTAGTCATATCTACTTCTATGTATTCATTAGTAAATGGTGAAACTGAGTCCATCATTGAATATAATCCAACAAATGATCCTGTACCCTTATTTTTACCTAGAACATTTTTAATTTCTGATGCTAATGATTCAACACCACCATCATCATAGTATATATTGCGTTCTTCGTATTCAGATAATATAGATTCGTCATAACCTTCTTCTATAGTTATAGCATTGTTAATAAACATATTTCTAAATACTTGCATAGCAGCTTCAGAGAATTGTTGTTTATTATTAATACACATTTCTTGTACTTCCATTAAGTATGGTATATAAGGTCTAGTCCTTACAAATTCTGTAGCAACATTTTCAGGTATACCATTTATCTTACCTTTTCTAAAACCTACAGTTCCTGTAGATAATTGATTGATAAGATTACCTCTATAAGTTTTAACTACATCCTCATCTAACATTGATGAGTTTATATTTAGAATTTTATAAGTTTCAGTATCCTTATTAGCTAATTTCTCTAGGAATGTACTTAGTGATTTATCATCAGATTGTTTAATGTAAGTGTAATATAAATTATCAAATGCTTTTATAAAATCTCCTTGTGTATTATAAGATTCTATAGCTATTGCATCTATAATATTATATTTCATATTACCATCAACAATCATCTTTACATAGCTATTATTGTTATAACCTAATTGATCCATAAGTCTTAACCATACACTACCTCTAGTATTATTCTTTAGATAGTTCATAGCTCTTTGTACTTTCTTTATATTATCTAATGTTGGATTATAACTTTTAAAACTCTTTCTAGCTTCAGATAAATTTTTAGTATACATAGCTTTATCTACTGCATTATATATCTCTGCTATTTGAGCTTCCGTTAAATCCTCAGGTAATAATTTATGAATGTCAATAATAAGTTTATTTCTATCGTCAACCATATTCTTTGTATTACTAAAATGATCTATTAATAATTCCATCATGTCTTCAGTGTCTTGGTCAGCTGAGTGAGCTTCTTTATAATGTTCAACACTGAAAGTTCTTTTGTATTCCTCTTCTTGACCTATAGATCTTGTAGTATCACCTTCACGTTTTAATACAGTTTCGATAGCATCAAGTCTCATAGCTTTAGGATCTAGATAATCTTTAAGTATTTCAAACTCGAAGTTATCGCCATTATAAGCTATGTACATATCAACATCTTCTGTGTCTTTTAGTATTCTAGCTGCTTCCTCTTTAGTTATGAATGTTCCAGCTTGTGTGTTATGTTCTTTATAATCCTCAAGAGCTTTTCTATAAGATTCATTCTTTAAGTAGAACGCACCTTTCTTATCTACATGTTCAGCAATCCACTTCTCTTCTGAAGATGCATACTTAGTATTATCTTTAAAAGATAATTGATGATCAATGAAGTATGTTTTAATTTCTTCTGTTAGTTTACCATTAACTACTTTGTAAGTTTTTACAGCCATTTGGAAAATGTTAGACATATCTTTAATGTTAGGATCTAAGTTACCACTTTCTAAATCCACTGCTTTTACATGTTTAATAGTAGAACCAGTACCATTGAAGAATTTATTTAACTCTTCTACAGCTATAGTGCTTTCCCCATTTAATGTAGTAACTTTATAAGTTTCATTAAATCCTTGAGTCCAGTTTCTAAATCTAGCCATTAGAGGTACTTTCTTATTGAATAAGTAATCAAGCACTTCTGGGTTTTCAAAGTGGTTATACAAATATTTCTTAATTGCTGTTACATATTCATCAGTAGTTGATTTGCTGTGTAAACCATATAGTGTTCTATAGTGGTCTAAATCTTTTTGAGATATATTTACCCCACTTTTAAATTTATCTTCCATCTCTAATATCTTACTAATATTGTATTTAGTAAAGTCTAGTTTTGAATACATATCAGGATTGTCTGGTTTAAAGCTTGCTAATATATCTTCTTTAATAGCATCAGCAAGTTCTCTATGTTTAGGATCTAATAACTTATAATCTATACCATAAAGTATTGCACTAGCTATCATTCTTACTTGTTCATTATCAGCATCACGTGCACGTCTTGCACTACCTAACATTTCTTCAACAGTATATTTATTAGCACCTGCTGAATAATCTGGTGGAAGTACTAGAGCTCTCCAAGCATCTCCTATGTTTGTTTTTGATAAAGCTTCTAATGCATTATCAACTTTATCTTTTTCTGTTATTGTTTCAGTTATTATCTTATTCATTAAAGATTGTAACTGCTTTGAATTTAAGTTACTTAACTTAGTAAAGAAATCTGAGCCTTGAACACTATTAAGTCTCCACTCGTTTTCCTTTAACACTTTAAGTATTACTTCGTTCTTGAAGTTTCTAACATCAGATTCTGTTTCAAACTTCCTATAAGAGAATGTTAATCCATCAGGATTGTCAGCATTATGCTTATCTAAGTTAATAAATACTTTACCAACAAAGTCTTTATCATCATGACCTAACATAGTATTAAGTAAGTCTACATGAGTTCTATTACCATCCGCTTTAGTAATGTTAGCACTCTCGTACTCAGTACCTTTTGCTGGATTGAAGAATGAGAACTTCTTATAGTTAGATGTATATCTAATACCAGATGTAGTTCTTACTAATGAAGCTATATAATCTTTAACTCTTGATGCATAGAAGTTATCTGACATATCAAGTTTAAGAGCTTTAACTAATGCCTTTTGAGTATTAACTGATGTAGATACCATCTTAGCTAAATTGATATTAGCAGATATATCTACTATAGCTCCTCTAGAAGTTAAGTCTCTATTGATTAACTTATTATCTTTAGCCATTTGTCTAGAGAATATCTGAGTATAATAATTAGAATCATCTCTAGCATAATCACTAGAAGTTTTGTCATGGATAACTGATGTTGATTTACCTGTTAATGGATCTACTATTGTTGCTGGCATCTCGCTTCTATAATCATTAGCAAATCTTTCTGTATTACGAGCTAGTGCATCAACTACAGCTTGTTCAGATAATGCAGGGTTTTTAATCTTCTTTAATGAAACACTCTGTTCTGGATTAATAGCTTGTAAAAGTTTCTTACCATTTAGTGGAGCTTTAACAAGTATCTCTTTTGCATCCATAAAGTTTGTAGCACTACCCGTTTGAGCAAATACTTTCTTATCACTAGATATTCTGATTCTAGGTCCTATGTCTTCTCCTATTACATGTTTCATAAGTCTTTCATACAATGAGTCAACTCTTGCTTTTACATCTGCACCTTTTAAACCTTGAATATTTAATTTCTCAAAGAATTCATTATAAGCTTCTGCTTCTATAGCATATAGTCTATCTAAGTCTTCAAGCGTAATCTTACCATCTGTAGCTCCTAGGATTATCCATAGAGATGTAGCATCTGATGGTTCGAATATAAATTTATAATCAGTATCTTGCTTAACTAAATTTCTTGATACTTGTTGATTCATATCAAGCATATTCATATGATCTTGAACATATTTGAATGCATTCTTTATTGTATTATTAACGTATTCTGGGTTCCAGTCTTTAGCTGTCATGTTATATTTAATACCCATGATATTATCTAATAATGATTTAGATACAACTGTATCACCATCTATATTAGGTATTGATCCCCAGAATCCAACAGATGATATGTTAGATCTTCTATATCCAGTATCATTATAATTACTAACATCATATGAGTTATAACCTTCTGAATAGATATCTTTTACAGTTTTAATATCTTCAGCAGATAATTCTGTCTTACCTTCTTGTACGAATTTAATCATACGTTTAAGAACTCTACCATCAGTCAACCACACTTTATGATCTTCGTTTTCACTATCAGAAACATAATTATCTTGTAATTGTTTATAAGATTCAACAAGTATAGCATAAGGATCATTTGTTTCTGGATCTAATTGATCAAGTTCTCTGTATGCATGGAAGTCTTCTTGCTTATCGAAAGTAAGTTTTAACCTATCTTTTGAGAATGGGTTGTATGAGAAGTGTCCTTCCTTCGCAGCTAAGAATAAACCATTTATTAATTCTGTTCTTAGAGTTTGTTTCTGATCGTAGTTAAACATCTTGTTTGCGAATCCATATAATGATCTATTATCTGTAGTAAGTCCTCCAGAAATATCAGGTACAAATTCAAGCTTATGCATTTCAGGGTTCTGGAATACAGTAGTAACTTGAGCAGCATCATCAGATGCAAATGGTAATATCTTAAATAAGTTTGGAACATCACTAGATAATATATAGTATTCCATATCTTCTCTAGTTACCCAAGGTTTCAAACCTATTGTGAAGTATCCCTCTTTAACACCTTTAGATGGTCTTTCTTCATAGAAACCATCTTGCCCTAGAATACTTAAGTTATATAATTGTTCCTTATGTCTTATAGGTATAGCTATATAACCATGCTTAGCATTCTCTAATACAAAGTCTATATAGTCACAAATCATTAATGACTTAGCTATATCGTGGTTAGCGTTAGCTATCTTAGCAGTATCATTCAATGTTAGATAAGTTTGTTCTTGTCCTGCTAGACCACCACTTCTACCACTTTTAGAAGCTTTATTAGTTTCTTTTCTTATAAAGATTCCAACACCATCTGAGTCTGTCTCGAATGATGATAAGTCTACAGGATTCAAATATATAGGTGCATCATTGTTACGCATCATATGTTTTTGCATCTTGCTACTTATTTTATTTATATGTATGTTACTAGATATCATTTGATAGTAATCATATCTAGCCACAATATCATTGTTAGGATCTAGAACTCTTACGTTATAAACAATATCTTCAACACTTAAATCTTTAAGCTTTTCTTTTATTTGCTTAGCAGCTTCTTTATTAATAATACCTGTGTCATATTCATATGTGGATTTGTATACAGCAAAGCTTTGACCTTCTTCAGATAAGCTAGTCTTAAGAATGTTTTTCATATCTTCTGCATTCTTAGGGGCTCTTGTGAAATCAGCTGGAATATACTCTGCTTCAACTAACATATTATATAACCAAGTAATCTCTTCCATGTTGCTATCATCTAACTTAATAGTCAGTGTCTTGTGTTTAGCAACCTCTAATTGATGATCAAGTTGTTTGATTGTAGCTCTTTCAGATGCTTGTCTAGACCATGATTGTTTTTTATCCATAGTCATTGCTGATGCATCATCTTGTCTAGCTACTTCTTTAGCAGCATCAGATACTTCTTTGTGCACCCAACGTGCCATGTCTATAGTAACAACATCACCAGTAAATTTAACAGGTGTGAAGTTTTCTACTTCTCTAAAGAATTCTAATAACTCTTTAGCTCTTGTGTGTATGAAAGAATCGTCTTTACCTTTGTAGTTTGCAAGCTTCTTCAACTCTTTTACAAGGAATGATTCACCGGCTTCGTCATCCATCTTTTTAAGATTTGCGTAGCCATCTTGGCCGATAACCTCAATCATATCCTTAAAATCTTTTGAGAGCCTATCGGTTGCGTACTGAAAAGAACCTTCTTTAATCTTTTCTGCTTGTAATAGTACATACTTAGTATATGCATTAGGATCGATAGGGATCTTATGTGATTCCATATCCGCAATAACTTCTGCCTCTAAGTCTGTTATTTTCTTAGACGCCATCATCTCTGCAGCTATAGTCTTACTACTGAACCTGTTTGTTTCATTAGTGCTTAGCTGTTTGATTGTTGCATATAATAATGTATATTTTTCTATATCTGTTAAACTGTCTGCTTTCTTAACATTCTTAAGTGAAAGCTCAGTACTGAATGTATTTCTAAGTTTGTTACCAATAGAACCTTCCTCATCACCGTACTTAGATTCAATAGCCATTAGTAGCTCAGCTACCTCAAGTTTGTCCATTGCACCTGATTCGATTGTATGAGTGAACACTTGTTCTAGTAGGTCTTTGGTATCTTGTTTAGATAGATTAGCTCCATCACCTTCTAGAGTTTTAACTAGTAGGTCTATAGCTTCTATCTTCATATCATATTGCTCTGATGTAACAACTCTACCACTCAAGATATTAATAGCTAAGTTAACTTTTTGTTGTACGTCCATAGTGAATAATTGACCCATCTTGTTAGCTGGTGCGATCATACCATAAGTATTATCGTCAACTTTGTAGAATAAGTCTGGCATTATATCAACAAGAATATTAAATGTAGCTCTTGATGAGTTGTAACCTTTTCTATCTGGAGATTCGTTTTTCAAACGTATGAATTGGCTAGCTGCCAAGATGTTCTCTGTAGTAGTGTTGTACTCTTTAGCTTTAGCTTCTGCAGCTTTCTTGGCTTGAGACTTATCTTTTCTCTTCATTTGTTTGTATACAGTGATATCCTCTTCAGCATCAGTTAGAATCTTTTCGGCGAAATCTATTCTAGCACGAATACGATCTTCTACTTTTTGAGATTCAATAGATCCTGTCATGAATAAATATTGATCATATAGTGATCTACCATATGCTTCACCACTAGCTATGCTAGCTTCATAAGCTTTGGCATTCTTATATTTATCACCAAAGAATTTCCTGTATGACCAAGTGAATAATGATCTTATACCATGACGCTTAGCATCTTTCATCTTTTCATTATATGTGTTCATCCTGTTACGATATACATCATTAGCTATGCTGTTCATCTCTTTATAGATGTTTATCATAGCTGGGTCCAAGGTCTCTTTCATAGTACGTCTAACAAGAGGTGACATGTTAGAGTCCCCAGTTCTTAGGCCTTCATCTAATTGAGACAATGCATATAGTGATCTATCTGCTATAGTAGGATTCTCTAAAGGTTTACCATTCGTGTCTAGAGGTTTTTGGAAATCCTCTAAGAATTTCTTCCTTACTAGCATATAAGATTGTTGAGCTTTAGGGTTAGTAGTATCTGCTTCTCCTTTATATAGCTCATTCAATGTAGCTTGGTACCACATCTCAGCTTTCTCACCTGCAATGTTACGGTACTCAACATTAGCTCTTAATGTTGGTAATGTCATGATACCTGCTTGTACTGCTGTTCTTAGGGCTAAGTTCCAGTTGTAGGTATCCTTCTCACCGTCATCATCAGTATCGATTCTAGCTTTCTCGTTCCATTCGATGCTGCCAGTCTCAGTATTGTAGCCCATGATGTTACCTGTGTACATAGTCAATGCATTATCAAGGAAGTCTGCAGCTGTGTTGATACCAACACGCCAGTATGGATTAGATGATGCTCTGAATAATATATTAAGTTTAAGATTTTTAGATACATCAGCTTTGTTCTTAAATAGGCTGCCCCATCTATCAAGTTGATTATCATCAATACCACCAGATAAGATTAGGGAGATCGCTCCGTTAACAGCTGCGTTAGTAGCTGCCATCTTGAATATCTCTGTGTGATCTATCTCGAATTGCTCTTTGCCTTCTTTAAATCTTTGATAGTTCATTTGAGCATGATCATTATATAGTTGGTTAACATTATTGTAGAAGTCTTTGAACATGTATACCCCAACTGTCTTAGAGTGATCCAACCATGAACCTAGGGTCTTGGCAGATCTCACTGTTTGCTTGATACCCTCTTTAGTAGTTAGATCCTTAGCTGCTTGTAGTGGATTCTTGAAGTTACCTGTACTTCTTGAGTATAGAAGACCAGTTTGTTTTAGCATCCATCCAGACACTTTGTGTCCGTGCTTCATAAGGTCATCACCCCATGATGCTACTTTACCGAATGCTCCACCAAGCACAATTCCTCCGGTCATCATACCGATAGATTCACTAACTGTGTATGCCCACTCCCATCCTTCAGTCTTACCATCTAAGTCAATGTAGCCTGAGTCTAGTAGTCCACCTACATCATTGAACCATCCTCCTACTTGGTTAGTAGTGTTAGCTACGTGCTCGAAGAAGTTCGTTCCTTGTGATGCTTCTGTGAAATAAGTGAACGGGCTAACTATCACCGCTGCTAGCTGTACGAACATTTTCGGAATGTCAGCGAAGCCTTTAGTGAATGAGCGTCCCATTGTTATCAGCTCGTTGCCATCGTTAAGGTCGATTGCTGTGATCTGCCCTTTGTCGTTTAGGGTATAGTGAGCTACGTTATCACCACTTGAGTTATTGTCCAATAAGTATAGGCGACCGTTTGTGTGCAAGTAGTATGATTGCGTATCTGTGTGGTAGATCCTGTCTAGGGCTGAGATCTGTCCACTGGTAATGAACTCTTCGTAATCGTTTGTTTTGTATGTGTCCTTGATATAACGGGTAAGTTCTGGGAACAAGGTAGCTATGTCCTTATTAGATAAGTCACCTTTGCCTAGGTAGGTAGTCATTTGACTCTCTGTCACTTTCTTAGTGTACGCATACTCTAGTTGTGCGTAGTAGTTCTCACGCTCTTGGGCTGCCTTCAGGATTTGTTGATTTAGATAGGGGTCCTCTAGGGGATTAGTGAAATCATGGCTTCTGTACTTCTGCTCCCACCATCCAGCGTTGCGGATGTCATAGCCGTTTTCTTTTAAAATGTCCACGGCGTACAAGTCTTTAAGATAAGTTGTCTTATCTATCCTGTTTTCTTCAAGGGCTTGCTTGTACTCGTCACGTCTGTCTAAGAAGATGAATGTGTCTTCTTGTGGGACTGGTGGCATTGATGGATTTTGGGCCTTGAAGTCTTGGTATGTAGTTGTTGGTTTTAGGTCTTTGTCAAGTAAGTTATGTTTGGAATAAAATTGTTTACGTTCCTCGAAGGGATTCGTGTCTGTCGTGAATCGCTGTGTTGCAGCGGTTAATGGATCTGTCGGGTTGTTAGTTATGATGTTTTCCATTGCCTCTTCACGGCGTTTTTGAATTTCTTCCCATTGCATAATATCGTCCTTTCTGCTTTCGCAATTATATTATATCATATTTGTTTATTTGCGACTATCTTGTCTAGTTGTGTTTGAGTTACCCATTGACGCTTGCCTTGCTTGTTAGTTAATAAGTAGCGGGGCTCTTTTCTAGTAAGGTTCGGTTTGATCTCTTTGTAGACCTTACCTTCGTGGATATAGTAGTCCTTGCCGAATGGTATCATTTGTTATCACCTCCTGGTTCTCTTAGTACCATTATACCATATTGGTTCTTAAAGTACCACACTTTTGGTAACATTTGTTAGCAATTTGGTAACACTTGTTAGCA